ATGGATGGAAAACAAGTATGTGCAGGTACAATTGTTATTGTTATTATAATCGTTTGTGCTTACATAGCTTTTACTATGATTTTCCCACCAACTTATGATGCTACTTTTCATGGTGTGAATATACATTCTGATTCAAGTGGATCTCATGAGTTAGATAATCCGACTAATGAATTGTTAGTATTTGAAGATAGTGAAACTGAGTTAATTTATTCTTATGATTATTATACTAATCTGGAACAAGCTAAAAATTTTAGTGAAGTTAGTGGTGGTGTAGTATATCAAGCTAATGATAGTGGTTATGTTGTCGGTTTTGTTAGTGAAGATGGTGGAGGTACCTATTACGATAGTGTAAGTGCTATTAAAAAGGTCACTACCGGTACTATTGTTAATTAAAAAAAAGTTAAAAAATAGGGTCAGTTTACTCCCAAAAATAAAATAGGAGATAACTGATTATTACACATTTTTTTATTCAAACCTCATTTTCATTCATATTTTTCTCTAAAAGTTTTCTGAATTCATCCCTTGCTTCTTTACGGGCAATGAATTTATATTCTTCTTTCATATTTTCCATATTGTTTACTGTTTTTTCATACTCTTTTTTCAATTCTCTGTATTCATCAGATTCTACTGTAACAATGTTCACGTCTTGAATGGTGATGTAATCTAAGCTTTTTATGTATGCTTTTTTCATTTCACGAGGATCTTCAGCAAAGTATGATTGTCGTACAGTTACACTATTTTTCCTACCTTGAAGTTCATCTATCATGTCCTTGTCCATATGAGGTGATTTGTTTAACATTGTAGCATGGTATTTTCGTAGCATGTGGCAGCGTAATCGAACAAATACTCCTGCTTTACCTAGTCCTAATTTTTCATTATATTCTTCTAAAAGATGACTAACATAGTTTTTTGAAATGTTAAATAGTTTACTATCTTTTGTTAACTTATATTTTTGGTTTAATAAGTATATACAAGAGTATTTCACCCATTCCGGTGATGCAAATGTGAAATAATCTTCACCAGTTTTAGGTCTGCGTAGGTAAAAAGTAGGTATAACATCATCTTGGAGTAATAATTCCTCAAGGATTTCAGTTATGGATCCTTTCTTAGAATGATATTGTTTTGTAGCATTTAGGAAATCCCCAACTGTAATATTTAATGCAGTTGACCTATCTGTTCCTGAACTTATTAAAAATAGTATTAAACTTTTGATAACTGGTATTGAAATATCTAATGCACGATTTAATTCTTCACGTGTTAATAAATCATCCATTCTAATTGGTTTGCTTTTTTTTGCTTTTTTCTCACTGATTCGAGGTAATGGGTGCATTTCTATTTCATAAGTGTTGTAAATTGCTTTTATACAGGATAAATATGTTCTTGCAGTGTTTTTATAATAAGTTTTGTATAAAAAGCTCCGGAAAGTTACAAGGTATTGTCGTAGACGTTTATCTCTCCAAGGAATTCTTTTTTCTTCTTCATCGATTGCTTCTTCGATTAAGTAGTTTAAATCGTGTTTTGTTATCTTTATGTATAATTGTATTGCTACTTTATACTTGTTAATTGTTCCTTCATTTATTTCTCTTTCAACCTGTAATTTTTGTAGTACTTCTCTATCTTTCACACTCAACATTTTAATCAACTTATAATATTTCTTTTGTCGTAGAGCATTTGAAAAATAATAAATTTTTAGGTTGAGAAGATACAATTTTTAATAGTTACCTAATTAAGATAACTACGATTTTTTATATATTCTCCCTTTTATTTCCCAAAAAAATCTACAAAAAAAAGTATATTCTAAGATGTATAAATAATTAGTGTTCTCAAAGCAAGAATATATAAAAAAAGGAATTTTAAAAAAATTTAGTCTTATTAAAATTAATAATTTTACATCTACCACCTATAATTTTTATTAGACTTACACTGGGACACTGGAAAAAAACTTACGCTCACAACCCCTAATTTTTCCAAAAATACTCTAATAACAAGTATCATCACTCTAGTATAAAAATCTTACTATTAATAAATGAGAGCATAAAAAAATCAGCAATTTTTTATGATTTCCCTTCATAAAAATTCTCAATAAAATCAACAAATATAATCAAAATTGGTACAAAAATACTTAATATTCTTAATAAAAAAATGTAAAAAAAGGTAAAATTTATCTATTGAATTGATTATGTAATATTTTATTTGATTTTCCACGATTACAATCAAAGCACAAAGTTTGTAAATTACTCATGTTATCAGATCCTCCTTTAGAAACAGGTATGATATGATCTATTTCTAATTTCACTCCATCAGATATAGTTCTACCACACATTTGACAAGTGTAATTATCTCTTTCAAATACATTAGCTCTAGTACTTAAAGAAACATTTCTAACTCTTGAAGTAATCTGCTCTGTATTAGATTGATAACTAGATTTTACCATAGGTTCCTCTTTAACATAAGAATTACTAGTAGATTTTTTCGGACGACTACTAATAGTTTTATGCATAAAATCAGGATTATTTTCAGCTTTCCTATTCCTCAAAGCTTTTTCAGTAGCAGAACCAGAACTAGAATCTTCAACTTTCTTATTTCTCAAGGCTCTTACAGCATCAGTTTCTAAATTATGATTAACTCTTTTTATCTTATTAGATTGAGAATTAGATTTAACTATAGGTTTTACTTTAACAGAAGAAGTGCTAGTTGGAGATTTTGGAGAATTTACATGTTGAGAAGAAGGATTTTTGTAATCAAACTGGTTATCATTATCACTATGATTCCCTAATAGAATACTATCCTTTTCATGAGGATAAATAAAATAACCTATAATAAAAGGTAAACCAATAAAAATTAATGAGGATAGCACTCCAATCAAATCTGCATCAAATATTCCATATACTAAAATATTACATATAAAAATTAAAAACATAAAAATTGCAAAAAGCACTAAACAAGTTCCAACCATAAATCTAAAAATATAAAATTTCTCACCCATACTTAAAAACCCCTTAATTTTAATCTGTAAAAACTACAATTCTTTCAAAACCATAAAATAAAATATTTTAGAATAATAAATCCATGATTAAGTTTAAAACTCCCATTAATCATTGTAATTTAACTTCAAACCACAATTAGGACAAAAATGAGGTTTACCATCTAATTTAGTATTACAATTAGGACAAGTATACTGTGGTTGAGGAATAGGATCTCCTTTATAATGTAATTTTCTCCCACAATTAGGACAAACTTCCCTTTTACCCTGGAAAACTGCACCACAACTATAACATGTATATTTTGGTGGTTCGTTTTTAGATTTAATCCAATAATGAATTATCAAACAAATACCTAAACCAATGAAAAAACCAATTAGGGGGATACATACTGTAGTAAAAACCATAATAATTAAATATAATATAACTAATATTGCATTTGCTCCACCTTCCCCATGAAAAGATCCATAACTATCAAACTGTGGTTGATGTGCAGCATCAAATACATTACCACAATATGGACACCTATCACCAATAGGAGGTGTCATTTCTTTTCCACAATAAGGACAAATAAATGCTTTATATTCCATAATTATGCACCTGTACCCTCACTACCATATTCAGATAAGTACTGATTTGAATCTATGTAACTATGACTATTTTGATCATAATAATAAGATTGACCATTTTCTTCTTTATATGATCCTTGATTTATTTCTCCAGTATCATGATATACACCATTTTTATCACGATACCCCTCACTATCAGAAGATTTTACATTACTATTACTACTTGAAGAATCTTGAGATGAAACATTATCATTAGCAGTTGTATTATTTATCGTAGTATTATTCATAGTTGTATTATTCACAGGTACATTAATGTTTGATGAAAAGTAAATTGCACCTGCTATTACACAACAACCTACAATTACAGCAACACACAGTATTATTAATTGATTATTTTCCATAAAAACCCCTCTTATTCTTGATTTTAATAAGTAAGAGTATTTAAGAATTTCTATTAACTATGAAAAAATTATTTAAAGCACAAATAAGGTTTATTAAGAAATCCTTAATAAACTCTAAGCGACCTCAACAATCAATAAAGAAGGATAACTAGCAGCATTTGCATATTTCTTCATAGTACTAAAACTTCTAGGTTGAATATACCCCCCACTTAATCCTTGTGCTATTGTAATAGTTTTAGATGAATTACAAAGCTTAATTGGATATTCATAATGCCCCCACTTGAGTTTATAGACGGAATGTAAACCTACACCAGTTTTAGGGTCTGCTATCATTTTTCCAATATCATCCCAACTATAATCTGATAAGTACACCCATTTACAAGTTTTTACTGTATACTCATTATTTTTTAATAGTTTCTTTAAACAAGATACTATCTCATTAGGCCCTGTTCCTGATGTGGTAGTACCCATGATTCTAGCTAAGCTTTTCTCACTGTAAAATACATCTGTTAATTCTTTAAGGATTTGTTGCACCGTATTGCACGCACAATAGTACAAAGTGTCCTGAACGATAGCAGAGCCACTAAACCATCTTGGACTACGATAACAATCTTTTGAAGCAACTGTTGAAGATAAAGTTGATGTGAGTGTACTTGTTTTTGTGGATGTGGAAATATATGATGGTTGTCTCCCATTTTTATTAAGAAAAGTATTATACTTCTGGAGCATCACTTGATATTCCTTGTAGGTTACGTAATCCATTTGGGTGGTGTAATCTAAATAAATCTTACGTGAAGAATCAGGCTTACCACCTGCCTTAGTGAAAGAGTCCACTCTTGCTTTCATGTCCAAGAATGTAGCTAATGGAATTTTACTTCCAGTATTATTTAGATTTGATGCTTCTACATAGATTTGTATTGTTTTTGGTTCTCGCCCATTTTTCTTAACAAATGCTTCATACCTTTTCACCATGTTTTGATATTGAGAGTATAGGATGTATGTTGATGGGTCTGGATGATTTGGACATACTCTGGATTTATTAGTTGCTTTTCCCCCATCTTTTAAGTATTTGTCTACTCTTGTTTTGATTTCCTTAAACTTTGCTAATGTTATTCTACTTGTGCTTTTACTTATATCTGTACTCATAATTTAGTTTTAATCCTCCAATTTTTTTTATTTTTGTTGAAATCTTCTACGATCCTTTAGTTCTTGTTTTTTACCAGCATTCCATCCACCATTACTAGATTGTGCATGGCCTACTTGTTGAACATACCCTGTAATACGATCATACCATTCAACTTCATCAGTTTCTCCACAGTTTGGACATTTATTGTTTAAACCTTTCATTAATGTTTTACATTTTAAACAAAAACTTAAAGCACTACTGTATGCCCAGAATCCTATATCACTATTTTTAGCAATCTTTTCAGTTAAACTCATAAGACTATCTGGGTCACTGTAGGATTCACCCATGAAAGCATGGAAAATATGTCCACCTAATGTGTATTTATGATAAGGTTCCTCAGTTCTAATCTTACTTATTATGCTCTTGTTGGTATCTACTGGCACATGACTACTATTAGTGTAATAATAGGCTCCTGGTACTCCATTACTGATTACTTGGTCGGGATACATTTCATGATCTAAACTTGCAAATCTGTATGCTGTTGATTCTGCTGGTGTTTGTATTGTACTCCATCTTAAACCTGTTTCACTTTGTAGGTTGTGTGCATGGTCATTAATGTATTTGATGACTTTAATTCCAAACCGGTTACTGTCAGGGTCTTCTATACCGGCACCAAATAAGCTTAGTAGCATTTCGTTTAATCCATTAAAACCGAATGATAGTGTTGCATTATCTATTTGGTAGTATTGTTCTCCTTCATAATCCTGTGAAAGGAAAGGGAAGATTTTATACTCATTTAAACATTTAAGGGTGTGGTTTCTTCTTATCATTAGGATTTCTTGGATTAAACTCATCTTAGCATCTAATTCTTCAAAGATTAAATCCTCATCTTTTTGTGCAATGTATCCCATTCTTGGTAGGTTCATTGTACAGTATGCAAGATTTCCTGTACGCAGGCAATCGGTTTCCCAGTCACCTGTCCAGTTATCATTTAAAGATGTTCTGCACCCCATATAATTAGCCATATTTCCCCTATAATCTGGAAACATATTTACAAAGTAGGATGAACCGTATTTTGCACTTAATTCATGGACTAATCTTAAATCTTCAACGTAATCTCCTTTATATGTTTCAGGTCTTAAGGTGTAGATGGTGTTTGGGAAGAGGTGAGGTTTTCCTTCTGCATCACCTTGTAAGAGGATTTCAGTAAAAGCTCTAGTAATCATTCGTGCTTCATCTTCGAAATCTCCATATGTTCCAACTTTTAATCCATTGGGTCCATATGCAGTTACATCATCTAAGAATTTCGGTACTCCGAATTCTAATTGCATACTTGTAAAAGGTACCTGAGATCCACGAGCAGCATAAGCCATATTCAAATTATAGATTAACATTTGCACACACTGTTTCACTTCCTCATAAGATCTACCTGTAGCAAATGGTGCTACAAATACATTCCATAGGCTCATTGCTTGTCCACCACTCATATTCTGTTGAGAGGCTAACATCACTTCACCAGTATGATTCATTAAGGTTTCCATATGTGATGGAGCACCTGCAACACTAGTATGATCACCACTGCCATCTACTCTTAATCCATGCTTAATAAAAGCTCTTATATCATGTTGGCAGCAGTTAAGTCCCCTCGGAGCGAAGTATTCAAGGTCGTGAATGTGGATATCTCCTTTTAAGTGTGCTTGTGCTAAATGAGATGGTAATAAGTGCTGTAATGTGTATTGTCGGAGGCTTGCATCTGCCACATACTTGTGGATGGTTTCAGGATTATGCATCATATTCGCATTACTCTGATTACCATTACTAATCAAATTATTTAATTCATCTACTTGTATTCCTACTGTTTCTTGTTTCTTGTTCTTTGTTTCTATCATAAATTTTTCGAAAAAAAATAATTCATCTGTCACTTTTTAGATTCTGTATTGTAAATAATTAGGTTGAATTATCACATCATAATCCTTACTATAACGTTTGAGTCGGTATACTATGCTCAATCCATTATCTGGAAGGTATGGGGTGTAATGGATTTCCACATTATCATCACTGTTTAATACTGTAGTGTTACTTTCTACAATTACTTTATATGGACATTCCGTATTGTCTTCAGTTTCACTTACCTTTTGTACTGTTCTATTTATTGTCCTTACAGGATGGAGGGTTACTAATCGGTTTTGGTAATCTACATTGTAGTCTAAGTTTTCTATTAATTCTATTTCATTGTTGGTTTCTGGATTAACTACAATCTTCCGTATTGCATTTAATGGTTCTACTGCTAAAGAGTAAACACTATCCCCTGAATCATTTACTGTTAGTTTACTGTTTGTGGTGTCGCCGATGGTGAAGTTTTCAATAAATAAATCTAAAGCTAAAGGTAGACTGTAAGTGTTTAATCCTTTAACAAATAATGGATTGTATTCTAAAGTAATTGTACCAGCACTAATATTCCTTGTTGTATTGTCTTCATTGATGAAGGTGATGGTGTCTTTATCATAATCTATGTGGTAATTTACAAACTCGGTTAAGTTTTCAATACTACTATTTTCAGTATTTGATTGGTAGCTTACATTAATGATAGGATATGCAGGTGATTGATTAAATTTAAAAGTACTGGAATCTGCAGTTAAATATATACTTAAACTTTTAAGGTATTCAATAAAATCTTTTCCTTCTGTTTTTGTGTAATCACCATTTATATCTTTACTATTACTGGTTCCACCTACCCATTCTTGAATCTTACTTGTATCATAAATTGTAGTTTCATCAGCAGTAATCTCCTTCAATTCAGAAATCAAAGTATTAATATAATCTGTTATAGTTTTTGCATCCTCAGGATTACTATAATCAAAACTTTTACCATAAACCTTATTCAGGAATGCAGTTATTAGTTCTGGATTAGTAAAATATGAGGATAAATCTGAAATGTCTATTATTTTAAATCTTTCAATGTTTACCTTGTCTCTTACTATATCTATTTTTATATCTACTGCATCTTCTCCATCAATTTGTGGAGCTACTGAATTACCAGTTGCATCGAAGGTTCCAGGGTCAAAGTAGTAAGGTGCATCTATCCGGCTCCAGCAGGATGCTCCGAGGATGTCACGTTTTTCAGGACACCAAGGATAAGTCCTAATCCTTCCCTCTAATGCAGGTTTAGTATGACAAAGTAATCTTAAATAATCCACCATTGGAGTAATAGTAGTGTTAGTTGTTTGTAAACCTATACGTAGGAATATTCTGGTTGGTGTGATTCCATATTTACTTTCCCATTGTATTGCACCTGCATTATCCTTGTTTAAAGTTTTCCAACTATTCTCTTTACCTGTACTTGAAACCTCAAAAGTAACATTCGTACTTGCAAACTCTGAATAAACTGGATCTACAAGATAAGTATCAATGATGGGATTCATTTCTTGAGGTTTAAAGTACACATACTCAGTAGTATTAGCTGTGTAGTGTATGCTGGGTCTGATGATACATTGGAATGCGAAATCTACTGGAGCATTCTGACCCTCATGATAATCTAACTTTTCACTTTTTCCAAAACTTATAGTACTTGCAAAATTATTCTCCGATAAATATGCTTGTCCCTTAGTGTATGGGGTGATTATTGTTCCTGTGGTGTCTTTTTTAGTGGTGTCGAAGCAGGGTTTACTCCATCCCCCAATACTGTAATGGTTATTGTAACTTGTTAATGGGCTTCTAAGAGTAAATGAATATGTGGTGTTTTTTTCTAGTTTGGCTGGATCTTTAAATATTATACTTACGATTCCACCAAAACTTGTAGTTTCAGGTTTCCACTCAGCCCTAGCTAAAACACTCTTCATCGTTGCATCCCTAACTTCAATTATAAGTGGGTATTCTGCTTTACTGGTACCGATAAGATTAAGGTTTAAAGTTTCCAAGTATCCTTCAACATCACCAGTATTAAAGGTTTGAGCCCTGGATGTGCAGGGTATTTCCACATTATCCTGATTTTTTATCCAATCATCCTTAGCTTCATAAGTTTTACTCCTATTGTAACTAATATACCAGTGTTCATTACATCCACTTATACCGGTAGGCCATGGTCCTTGAAACTCAACACTACTTACATCTTCATCTTGCACAGGTCTAAGTGTAGCCACCCCTGATTCAAGGTTAATATAAGCATCAGTTTTAATAGTATCAATGGAGAGGTAGTTTTTAAAATCTGTACTACCAGTCCATTGAGTGTTATTACTGAAACTATAGGCATCACTTCCATTTGGTATTACACCATAACTAAGATTTGGATCAACAAGGGGTGGGTGGAATACGTGACGATTTTCAGGGTCTGTACTATCCCATAATTTCTCAATTTCTTCTTTTAACCATGTATCGTTTTCAGCATAGGTTTGAAGGAGTTTGCTTGTTACTTTTCTACGATTACCAAAATTCTCACTTTGAATATAAGTATATTTTTTATCACAATTAGTCAAAATCTCAAATTCTCCTTTAGTATTCTATCTTAATTTCATGTTCATCAGGACTTTTACTATCTGTAGTGTGAATGTAAACTTCCCCATCCTGTTGAATATAGGTTCCCATCTGATTTATAACAACATCTAAACTGTCTACTAAGGTGTAAGTGGTGAAATTATCCTCTTTAATACTTATTACTGTTTCACTTAAATTAATATAATAAACATTAGTGTTTATCATTCCAGTACTGGTTTCAATGTAGTAATTTGTCCATGATTTAACCTCTCTTGAATTATCAATACTAAACCTGTAATTTAAGGTTAATTCACTATTACTTGGAGCAGTAATCTTAGAATAAACATCATGACTAATAAGGATAGCATTATTATATGTTCCAGTAGTCTTATTATAAGTGGGTGTTCCATTTGAAGCATAAACTCCAATCTCAGTAGTGTTATTAATGGTTTCTGCAGGAAAAGTTGCTTCTAAGATTACCTCTTTATTAGTTAAATCTATTTTCTTTGAAGGTGTTACAAATTTAGGATATACTATTTCATCATTCTCAAATACTATATTTAATCCAGTATCATTCCATGTAGGAGTGTTGGTTCCTGTACTTACACCTACACTGTTTATTACTTCACTTGTTTGACTTATCCATCGACGAAGAAAGTACTCCTCACCAGATCGTGTGATGAGGTTAAAATGATGAAGTAAAATTTCACCATCCTTATCCTTTATATTGTATTCTCCTTTTATCATTCTAAAGTATAATCTCCTTTAAGTTTCAAATAATATTTCGGAATGGTTTTAGTTAAATTTAAATACCCATGTTTACTTGCAGGTAAAGTCCTCCCTAATAAGGCACTAATATCCTCATTTACAGTGATTTTAAGATTTGATGGTATTTTATCATAATCTAAGTACACATCACACACATTACTGTTCCATTCCCATTTAGTTTTCTGATACTTCTGATTACAAACCGGCAAAGTATTACATTCATTTTCCATGTTTAACCTTTAGTGTTTACAAACCAGACTAATGTGAAGTTTAAACCAGAAACCGTATAAGTAGCTTTACTTAAATCCTTACTTCGCTCTAATCTTAAATTCAAACTACCATCACTCCCTATAGCCATACTTACAGGATAAGCATAACTAGTATTACTTGCAGGTTCAACATGCAAGACGGCGTGTTTGTAGAACCATTCAATTTGTCCTGAAAGATACTCACTAGGAACACTTGGCACTTCTGTTACTTTATGCCAACCATTAGTAGAACCTTGAACTGCAAGATTACCCACTGAAATATTAGCTAGGTTAATAGCTTTATAAATCACCATATCACCTTTACGAGACACTGTTATTGTATTACTATGATTCACCCCAACACTTTCAGGGTCATATAATAATTCACTCATATCAGTACTAGTCGAACCTGTGCTCATAACTACTGTATCTAATGGGTTTCCATCATGATCCTTCATTGTAATAGTAGCTGTGTTACTATTTGTTTCACTGTCGGTTCCTACATCTATTGTTGCTGTTGTTTTATTATCAGTCATAATCTTTATCCTATTTTTCTCCTTTTAATTGTATCTTGTAATTAAATTATTTTCCCTAATTTTAATGTCTTTAACTTCTGGAATCTTAAGTTTAGTTTCTTGTCGTGTTTTCACCTGAAAATCATAAACTTGTGATTCATATTTACAATCTTTTTGATTTTTTAAATGATTCTCCAACCTATAATTGTTTATATTATTTTTTTTTAAGTTTTCTTTAATATTTTCAAGTATTACCTCTTTAAAACTGGAGTCGATTTCATATCCAATACTGTTTCTCTGATGTAATATAGCTGCTGTCATAGTGGTACCTGTACCCAGGAATGGATCAAGAATAGTATCTCCTTTCACACTAAACATATTTATTAACCTGTATGGTATTTCAAGAGGGTATGCACCGTTACGTTTTCTTGATGCACCATTCATTTTTTGAGGCGTTCCAGTAATGTCAGTCCATAAATCTGTAAACCATTTATTCCTCTCCTCAAAGAAATAAGCACTACTATACCTGTTTGGTTTCCCCTTTGTGGTGAATTGTCTGTTTCCTTGTTTCCTGAAGATTAGGATGTATTCATGTTCTTGGGTAATGTATGCATTTGGTGGTAGCATACCTGAGCCCATGAATTTATTAGGTTTATTAGATTTCTTCCTCCAAATAATCTCTGGTAGGACTTGTAGGCCTTGTTTGGTGAAAAATTCTATAGTGTGTGAATGATTAGGGTAGGATTGAAAATCCCTCCCAATTTTTCTGGTTGCATCTCCTATATTTATGCATATGATTCCTCCAGGTTTAATCACTCTAGCTAGTTCCATGTAAACTTTATCTAACTCCTCCCATATTAAATAGTATACTCTGCCCCCATTATTTTCATCTAAATACTCCTTGATTAATGGGTTTAAACTGATGAAGAGGGAATCCCACATTTCAACCATTGGATAAGGTGGAGATGTTACTACTAAATCCACACTCTCATCTCTTATGTCTTCAAGGTTTTGAGAATTCCCAATTACAATTTTATGTTCTGTGTTCATACCTTACCTTGAATTGTACAAGTAGCAGTTTTAGCGTTATAGTTACTATTAGATGGTGTAAATACTGCATAGAAAGTAAATGTTCCATTCTGTGTCATTCCACTTGCGGTATATGTGCTTGTACTCATCACTCCACCTGTTCCACTTGCAGCCCATCCACCACCAGTTAAATCATTACTACTATTTTGTAGGTATACACTTACTGTTCCTTTTGCTTCACACCAACTTTGAGGTCTGAGTTCTATACTGAAACTATAATTTGTCCCATTATAAACCGTACTAGTTGAAGGGGTAATAGTAAAAGTCTTTAATTCATTTGCAAGTACATTTACTGTAGTAGGTCCAGCATTAAATACTTTAATATTATTATTATAGTGGAAAGTAGCTGTTATACTATTAGATCCTAAGTAATCCGAAGTTGCACTTGATGTACCAGTACTTATACTACCTCCACCATTAACTGTTCCTGATTTAGCTGTGTAATTGTTTTGAAGTATAGTTAAAGTACCACTCGCTGATGGAACACTTGCAGTATAGCTTACTGCTTGTCCAATGTATACTGCTTGGCTTGTAACACTTAAACTAAGATTAGGATTAACTAAAGAACTAACACTTACAGATGTAGAACCACTACCCGTATAATTATCATAACCATAAACACTAGCAGTATAAGTAAAACTACCACTATTAACCTCTGATGCAGGTACACTAATAGACCATGAACAAGAACCACCACTCATAGTCCTTGTACTATTTGCATATGGACCTTCTAAATAAATCGTTTTACCATTAGCAGCAGAATTAGAAGAATAAGCTGTTACAGTAAAACTAGCAGCAGACCCCTCAACCAAACCTGAAGCATTACTACTAACACTAATAGGTAAACTAACAACACTTGAAGAAGCTGGATTTGAAATTGTAACAGTATAAGTACTACTATCATAGTTTACACCTGCTGATGAAGTATATCTAGCATAAACACTCCAAGTACCAGCACTACTTGCTGAAAAACCATAAGTTAATTGATCACTTGAACTTGTAGAAGCAACACTTGATCCTTTCCAATAAATATATAATGTACCACCACTACGATTAACTACATTTGCAGTCCAAGTACCACTATCACCAACAGTATAAGCACTAGAAACACCAGACAAGCTTACACTTGGAGTACTAGTTGAACTTGCACTTTTAACAGTAATTGTCCGGGACACATTCGAGGATGATGAAGCATACTCATCATTATTGGATACATATTTAGCTGATACTGTATGAGTACCAGTACTTGTAAATTTTAAATCAGCTGTTATTGGTATACCATCACCACAACCTTGAGTAACTTGTTCTACACCATCAACATAAATTGTAATATTACCATAAGCACCAGTCTTAACACTTGCATAAGCACTATCCTCCTCATCAACAGTTAAAAATGATGGAGCAGCAATTGATAAACCAGCATCCTGACCTGAACCAGTAACTCCAAATGAATAAGAATTACTACTATCACTATTACCATAAGTACTATCACCCTCATAATGAGCAGTGATAAGATATGAACCAGAACTCTTATTAGAATAATTACATTCTACAGTTACAGTACCATTTGATAATGTATCCTCACTTATGTACTCTCCACCCATATAAATTAATACTTTACCAGTTGGAGTGCCTGATGAGGAAGTAACATTTACTCCTACTTTAAAACTTCCAGTAGCTGAACCAGAATAAGGTGATATACTAGTTAAACTTGTTGTTGTAGTTTTAGCTGTTGAAGAAGCCTTAATTTGAGGGGTTTGACCAGTACTATCCGCATAAGTTTCATTAGAACTAGTAAAATCAGCATAGAAAATATAAGTACCATCCTCTTCACTAAAAGTTAAACTATCAGATGTAAAAGAACCTGCAACTAAAGTACCACTACTAACAACCTTATCAACACCATCACCTGTTAAACGTATACTAACTTTACCTGTACCAATAACACCATCCTCACTTATGGTACTTGCTGTAATGGTATAAGTATCTCCTTTAACTAATTGATTAGAAGTACCATTAGAATTATTCACTTTTACTGTAGTTGATGTTGGGGTTGTACTTGCTTTTACTACATTTACTGTAACTTGATTTGAGGTTGCATCATTATAATCTCCAGTATCACTTATAAAGTGAGCTGTGAAAACAAAAGTACTAACTTGACTAGAACTAACCACTCCACTTGTTGATACAATACCATTTTTTATTGTATCATTTACTAGTACTACTTTATTCTGATTTTCAATATAAATCGTACCAGTAATACTTGAATCCACACGTGCAGTTAATGTATAAGTATCACCCTCACTTACTGTGTTAGGTGAAGCATATAAATTCACAATAGGAGTAGTAACACTCACGTGGGCAGTTGAAAACCATACAGGATTAGTTTCCATATCAGCATAATAAGTATCATTTAAATTATTCTCATGCGAATATTTAATAGTATAAGTATACTTATACTCTCCATCTTTTCCAGGATCTAATGTTATTGGTGTACTCATAGTCCAATAACCAGCTTGACCATCACTACTATGACTTGTTACAATGTATTCATGAGTAGTACCAGTCTTAAAACCTTTAACATACCGACTAAATGTGATGCTTAGTTTCACATCATTTACACCATAATCTGTTTTCTGCGGATTAGTTAAGGTTTTATCCTCTAATCCACTCATATAATTATTACTATTATATAATACTCCTGAAAGTTTAGTTTGACCAACAAGAACAGTATCTCCTTGATTAACACTTAAATTTGTTAAAGCTAAACCTTTCTTATCCACAACCTTAATATAAGTATACTTCCGATTATACTCAGCAGTAGACAAATAATCATGATAATGATAATCAGTACTAATAAATTGTGCATAAAAGTTTAATGTTTCACCAATAGGAGCATCAGCAAAGATATTACAAGATGCCTGACCAGTCCTATTATCCACATCAGCTTGTCCTACAGTTACATTGTTTTTGTTTATGAATTTAACATAACCTTTAGGAATATCATATTGTCCTGTTTCTAATAGGTCTCCTTTGATTGTTGCGATTAAATCAAAACTTGAACCTTGAGCAACTGTTAAATTAGGATTAGTATCTAAATCAATAGTAACACCATTTGTACCCTCACCCCGTGTAATAAAGAACTTAACAGGAGCAGAGATTTTATCCAAGAACCAAGGATCTGCAGAATTATATTTATGCTGGAAGCTTAAAGTGTAGGTGTAGTATACTGTGTTAATATCTGGTAGGCTTATTGTGGAATTCATCATGAATGATCCATCACTTTCACAATGTAATGGTATTTCCTCCCACTCCTTAGAAACCTCACCAGTAGTTTTAAAATATTGTTGAAACTTCAAAGTAACAACATAATCAGTGTAATTTATAGTACAATTCCCCTTAGTATCTGTGATTTTCCCAGATAATGCTATTTCATTGTTTTCTACTGTTGTACCACTTTTAATGTTTAAATCTCTGAATTCTAAGTTTCTTGGTGTAATGGTAATTAGGCTTTTTGATTCACAGGGAGCATAAACTTTATCCCATATTGGATCATCACTATTCATGTTTTTACAGGCAGCATAACCATAATACATTGTAACATTCTCACGAGGAGTCATACAAGTAAACCTTACCATGGCTTGACCATTACCATCAGTAGTACTAGTTTGGAACTCTTTATGATTTGGATCATAGAAATGAATCTCCTTATCACTTAAAGGCTTACCACCACTATCAACCAAAGTAACTAAAAGGTTATCTCCTGATTCAACAGTGGTACTGTTGATTTTTATACTAGTTGGTTCACGATTATCTACAATATTAATTGAGTATAAATATTTTCCTGGTGTACCATCATCTTTTAACCATTCTTTACCTGTATTAGGATTAATTACAGTACTCCTTGTTGCATACCTACCTTTTGGATCTGTAACAGTAACACCCAGGAAGTATTTTCCAACTGCATAAAAGATTGGCATCCTTGCATAACCTTTCTCACCTTTCAAATTGTCTCTTGTAGTACGTGGTTTTAACCATTGACTAGGATTATCACCATTAGTTACACGCTCAAAGTACCATTCAACTTGAATATCATTTATTCCTTTACCTGTTTTGCAATCATAAACATAGGTTTCTACTTGAAATCCACAATTAACATTACTATTAGGTTCAGGAGTAGTGTGAATACACATTTGAGCTTTACTTATCCTAAAATCAGTAATATTCAAATAAGATGAAGCATACACTGTATCTGCCTTAAATTTTAAGGCTAAATGCACTTCATCAAAGGATACATTCTTAACACCATAATCAACAGGAATTAAAGCCTTACCCTCCTCATCAGTTCTTGCTTTCCCTACAAATTCATTCTCAGCAAAAGCACTTATCACCTTATCAGGTATTGGATTATCATAAACATCCAATAATTGTGCACTTATAATATCTTCAGATTCAATCCCAGTATCACTACACTTTATCTTTGTAGGAGTACCTTTACTTACTGTTAAACTTGCCGTTTTAGTAACTGTAACCTCATTTTCAATAAACTCAGCTTTGAGTGTGTATTTTCCCTCTTCTGTGAATACATTATCTGTTATGAAATCCCCATCAGCATTGATGGTGTTTACTGGATAATTAATGTTACTTATTCCATCTGTACCTGTCCATGCACCTGCAAAATTATAATCATCCACATAAAAATTAATATACTTATCAGTAACAGGATAACCATTCTTATTACGGAGTTTAGCATAAATACTTGCAGTACCCCCTACAATTCCACGAACATCTGGTAAAAAGAGATTATAACCATCACTAATATTACTAGTAGGTACTGTACGAATACAAGGAGCATAATACTTATCTCCATTATATTTTATACTATAAATATCCTCATCACTAACGTCACTTGGTAAGTCCCATCGAATCCAATTATTAGTCTGGCTAATATAATCATCTAATAAAGGTTTACCATTACAATAAATCATTAAAGGCTTACCTTTTAAAGTGTAACCATCACCATCACTTAACTTAAAGAAAACTGTTTTAGGGTTTATGAAAACCATATTAATACTAGTAATTGGTGTGTATTGTGTTGCTATTGGATAAATTTGTTCTCTAATCTTTCTATGCTCATCATCACCATGATAATATACACTAATAATATCTTCACCTGTAAAATCAAACTCTTCACCAGTACCCTTAGATTCAAAAAAACAGTACCCATTATTATCTGTTTTATTATGTGCAATTTCAGTTTCATTCTGGTATAAATGTAAAGTACTATCACTTAAAGATGTGTAATCTTCAGTATTTGCTGGTGAACTTAGTAATCTTAAACTAATCCCTGAATTAAAATAATACACACTATCTAATCTTGAGTGATCTGGAACTTTAAGGATAAAAACTTTAATAATATCATCAAGGTCCGCATAGATTCCATCCTCTTCATCAAAGTATTTAATTTTAAGATAATGCTCACCAACACCCCAAGATGATGGTATTTTGAAATCTTTAAATGTAGCTAATCCATTTATCACATCTGCAGTTCCTACACTTTGATTATTCCCATATAAGAAAACAATTTTCCCAACATTTACTGGTTTTTTCTTATAACTAACATTCACATTTAAATCTACAGAATTTAAATTATATTCTGGATCTGTGTCTCCTTGATTTCCCATCACTATTGGAGCAGTTAATTGGGGTGTTCTTTGATGAACTTTTAGGTCCTGATTTACTAATTCAGTACTACTGTATAAATCACTACCTGAGTATACTGCACTTATTGGTATTTCTTTAAAAGATTCAGGTATAAAGTTTATACTTGCATAACCATCAAATAATGGTGTGGTCCATGCTTCTTTTACGGTTTTCCTTGTATTATCAGTGTAAAGGGTGAAAGTCACATTACCTTCAAGTACATCATCAATTACAATTTCACTTGTTTCACTACTGTTTTCACTGCTTGTTACATGGACTTTAACAAGTTTCCTATCTAAAATAGTAGCATCTGGACTTGTAATGAAACTTAAACTAGTTGGAATACTTTGCTCCTCATTTACCTCATCACAACTATTTTCCCACATATAATCCTGATCTTGTTCAAGGATGTAACGTTTACGATTATACAATTTTGGAGTTACTAAGTGATTTTTCCAAATCTCCAACTCAGTTAAATTACGAGTCGGATTACATATAATATTCTTCACAATCTCCTGTGGTACTCCTTCATCAACATCATCCTTACTATAAATGTTGCAGGGTAATCTTAAAATGTACTCCTGGATCCTATTATGATAATGGTAATCATCCTCCTCAAATCGATTACAAAAAGAGGGATAAGTAGTAGGATATTCAGTATGGTATACAGGGTTTAGTTGTAATCTTCTAATATCTAAGTTTCCACCTATTAAATCTAAAACTTGATCATGATTAAAACAACTAACACTCATACATTCATCTTGAACTCCAAAATAGGTAGTCATAAAGTAATCATCACTAGATTCGATATAAAGTAGATAATCACAGGTGTATCCCTCATCACGGTCGAAGTATTCATCTCCTGAAGTATAAGTTTCCTCCCTCTTTTCAACCACGGTGGTTAATTTAACTTCACTGCCTAGTGGAATATACTCATTATCCCCTACATCCACCCATACTTGTTTTATGGTTCCTTGATACTTTTCTAGGTTTTCAATTATAATGTCCTGATTATTATGTAATAAAACTTTTAAGTAATTAGGATTAGAATCCAAATAAGTAATAAAGTTTTCCTCCCAAAAAGGACTAACCCTAGCTAGAATACTGGAAATATATTCACGATTCTCCTTGAATAAGGTTAAATCTATATCTTTCCATTGCTCCTCATACTCTAAAATATTAGTTAACTTGTTATGAATTGTGTTGATTTCACTTATACTGTAGGATTTTAGGTATTGTTTTTGCCAAGTAAGACTTTGCTCCTCCCAAACCTTATTATGTAATTGGAAGACTTTCACATCACCCATACCATCTATTTCATCCGGGTACAAATCAACATGAATCTTATAATCCTCCTGGCTTGTATCTGGATCTAAGTAGGTATTATGCCATAAACCAGTACATTCCTCATTTTCAGGAAAACCCTTAACATATTTGTATTCATCCCAAGTCTCCACACTAATTAAATACTCAGTTTTAGGAATAATAGAAGATGAAGATTCACTAGTTTCATAAGTAAATATTTCAGTTTCACTCTCATCAGAGAACCTTTCATTATATAAAAGTACAGAATCTTGAGTGGATGGATCTAACTTGTAAATCTTTACTTCTTTAATATTCTTTAAATGTACCTGAAAGTGGATGGTGTAATGTTTGCTTTGACTCTGTTCTTTCCAAATAAGTATTGGCCTATCGAGTGTTCTGCTTAAATCTAACTTGTTTAAACCCATTCTTAAATGATTATAAGAATCATTCATCACATTATTAACACGGTAATGATTACTAGTCTTACAACGATCCAAAAATGATGGGTATTGATGTAATAATTTATTTATTCGCGGTATTCTCATAAATCACCCTTATGTTATTGTTATTGTAATATTTCCAGTAGTAGCAACTTCCTCACCGGTGATATTTCCGTAGTAATCAGTATCAGAACTAGGTAGATAAGATTTTGGTATGGTGAATTCTAAGTTTTTAACTAGGTTGTTTCCTTGTAAGTCTAATTGTTGGTTGATGAAGGTAGTGCATTGTGATGGTATGAAATTCTCCCCTATCATTAATCCTGGATAGTCTACTGTTTCTAATTGATAAGTCCCATCCCCTACCTCACTAAATTCTAAACTATCTCCACCATCAATGTAAATCCTTATTAGATTTTCAATTAAATTTTTAATCTCTAATTTCTCACTTGTAGTGTAAGTAGTTGGATTATCTATACTTACATTCACTCCTAGATTTAAATCTATAGGTTTTTCTTGTGCTGCTACTACTGTTAAGTCTTCATCAGCATTACACACATTACTTATTAAACCATTATAAACCTTGTTGATTAAATAATTGGTTCCAGGGTCTATTATGATTTTAATGGTTCCTGCCCCATCCCATTCAGGGATAAAATTATATGCAATTAAACCAGGAAGACTATCTAAGTAATTTAGGTAGGAATCTATAGTGCCACGTTTAAGGGTGTAAGTCCAATTTAAAATTCTTGACCTGTAATCTTCATCACCTTCAACAGATTTACCACCAGAACTCACTGTAGTGTTTCTTACTGTAATTGGATTTGCTATATTTAGATTACTTGAAATGTGTTGTATTTCACCTATTCCTACCTTTGCATTTATATTAGTTTCTAGGCTTAAAGCTGAACTTAAAACGTAATATTCTCCTGCAAGTATAACTGCATCCTCAACTGTATAATAAGCTTTACTAGTATTACCAGAACGTGTTGTTATAATGGTTTCAGCTGGTATTGTGATATTAGTATTTGATGGGTTTTTAACTTCAAAGAGTACCTCAATGAAATAAGGGGTAGCTGGTCTACGATAAATCCCAAGCTTTTCACCAAGATTATCTAAATCAGACCCCTTAGCAGTATTAACACTTAGTGCATTATAAATTAAACCCATATCCGTGTATGCTTTTTCAAGTGTCTTATTATGTACACTTGCCTGCATTATATAATTACTTTCAATATCCTCACGATTACTAATATAATTTATGAATTGTGAATCATCAGATAATAAACCTTGCTGATAAGCATCTTTAAGGTAAGCATAAAATAGTTCACTATACTCCTTTTTTCGGAAGTTCACATCTTCACTCATAAGTTTTCCTCTTCATAATTAAAGCATTCATAAGTATTATTCTTGTTTTTATACAAACCTACATCACAATGGTTTGTTTGTTCATATTTACAGTTTACACATTGATTTGCATAAACTAATTGATAACGATATTTTTCTTGTGTTTTAAACATTAAAATTTTAAACTCCCTTTTTTATGTTACAGTTACTGTAATATTTCCACTTGTACTTCCAATATAAGATTTTGCTTGATAATCTGCTTTAAAAACACAATCCCCAGTAGTGGTTGTGGTGTATGTGAAACTTGCAATTCCTGAGATATTGGTTTTACTAGTACCAATAAGAACTCCATCTTTATAGAAATTAATACCTGCATTAGAAATCAAAGTATTGTTTAAATCTTTTAAAGTTCCAGTTAAAGTTAACTTAGATCCATTACTTATACTAGTATTATCCACACTTAAAGTTAAACTGGTTTGATTTAACCTTTCAGGATGATTAGGACTATTACGATCATTTGAGGGTATACAATCATTTAAAGTAGAATAATAATCCGTACTTGTAGGTGTACTAGTATTCCAATAAGTATTATCCATAACAGTACCTGTAGTTTCATTATAAATATATGAACCAATAAGAGTGAGTAAATCAATATTATTTAAAGTATTAGCCTCACCATTATAAATTGCACCTCCAAGATTACTTGCACTATTACCGGTGAATGTGGAATCATTTATAATGTTAGTTTTCTTATTAAAAATCCCACCACCATTAGTCTGTGAAGTATTAGCTGTAAAAGTACAAGCTGTAATCGTATTACCAGTATAAGATCCCATAACACCATAATTATAAACAGCACCACCATCACTATTACTAGCATTACCAGTGAAACTACAATCACTTATAGTAGAACTTGTCTGATTATAAACAGCACCACCCTCTTTAATACTATTATTACCAGTAAATGTACAATTCATAATAGTATCCAAATAATAATCATAAACAGCACCACCAGTACCCTCTGCATGATTATTAGTGAAAACACTATTCTTAACAGTATTATATGAAAAACGATGATAAATTGCCCCACCATCAAAATTAGATGAATTATTAATAAAACTACAATCACTTATACTAGTACCAACCTCACCACTAGACTGATCAACATAAACAGCACCACCATAATCACCAGCATTATTAATAAAACTACAATTACTCACATTAGACCTTCGAAGATACAAAACACCCCCTTGACCTCCAATATTATTAATAAAACTACAATCAATAAAACTATTACCCGTATTATAATTATAAACAGCACCACCACGACTACCATTACTAAAACCATTAATAAAACTAATACCTTTAACAGTGATAATATTAGGATAATTCAAAGTCCAACCACTTCTACGAACTGTTTCACCATCAAAAAAAGTAATAGGCCCACCAATAATCGTTAAACTCTTATTAATCTTAAAATCACAATTATCCACACCTTTATAAACACCACTCATCACCACAATAGTTTCACCATCACTAGCACTACTTACGGCTTTAGATAAAGTTAAAAAAGGACTTAAAGGACTTAAACCATCATTCGTATCCTTACCCCAAATACTACTAAGATAATAATCACCAACAAGACCCGTAAGCAATTTACTAATCAAAGTATGATAACTAGTAAAAGGAGTACTAGTCATATCAAAACCTAAAACCTTAAAACATGTTTTCAAAGACAATTTCTCACTATTTAGTAAAACTAACTTATCTGCTAAACTCATAATTTTAGACTCCTAAAATACTATCCATACTCGCATTAACATCACCCAGCATTGCATCAACTTCACTTTTCGTATAATAAGCACTTAAATCAACACTAACACCAGATAACTTAGTATCAACTTCATTTTTCGTATACACATCACCAATATTAACCTTAGTACTTAAACTAGTATCCAATTCAGATTTACTGTAAACATCACTAGTATTAACCTTAGTACTTAAGGCACTATCAACACTAGATTTATTATAATAATCAGTTAAATCAGTTTTACTACTACCTACCTTCTCATACTTACCAGTTTCACTAATATAAAAGTATTCCTCATAAACATTCACATCCTCACCAGTAATCGGTACAAGATATATTATACTATCATCACCAGTACTTGGTAAATCATTAAAGGATTTAACAATACTTTTCTCTATTTTAATAACACCCGTATCACCTTTTTCTCCTTGTATTCCTTGTTCACCTTGAATACCTTGAGGACCAGTACTACCAGTTTCACCTTTCTCACCTTGAGGACCAATACCTCCAGTATCACCCTTTTCCCCTTTAAGACTAGCTAATTCCTCTAAGGTGAAATCAGAATACTTAAAAGCATCACCTTTATCACCTTTAACATTCACACTTTCAGGATTACTTAAATCCCCATTATTCCTCCAGGATAATATCCCATCACTACTAATTACAGGAGTAAAAAAGTATCCAGGATTACCCTGAATACCAGTATCTCCTTTAAGAGAATCCGTATAAGTATAACTTGTTTCCCCCTCAACACGAAAACCAACCCTATGATTCGCATTATCAATAATATACTCAATACTCCTACCTGTAATCTCCTTTTTTTCTTTATCACTTAAAGAAGAGTATAAGAGTTTCACAATTCCTAAATTAACATTCTGTTTAACCATAAAATTCTTTTTAATTTACCTCAAATATTAAATACCCATCATCATTAATGTATACATTTCTTATTCTTATCTTTTCATCATCATAAGTCATAATCAACTCACCCTCACTATTTAACCTAAAATCAGGATAGTAATAATCATCATCATAAGTAAAAATTAATTCACCATCTACAATTTTCAAAGAAAAAAACAAATACAATACTTTTAAAGTATTACTCTTACATGGTTTAAAACTAGAACTACCATTATAACTTACATAAATATAATCTTTACCAATACCAGGTTTAGGTGTATAATGATAAGTTACAGATCCAGTATTGTTTGTAAGTTTAGTATCTTCATCTAAATCTGCAAGGGAATTTAGGGTTAATAATTCTTTACTTACTCCTCTATTTCTACTGTCCTTGAGTAAGGCTTGTATAACTGCTCCTTCTATGGATTTGATGATTATTATATTATTATTTGTTAAATCTCGTATCCTGCAGGTAGTTCCATACTTCCCATCTCTGGCTTTCCCTAAATTGATTTCACCACTTGCATGCTCATCATCCAATCCAATCACATGAAAGAACACATTATACGCATAAGGATTAAACTCATCCTCACTTACCACTACCTCTACAAGTTCCCCTACTCTACGAATACTTTTTAAAACTTTCTTAATGTATTCCTCAATCTTAAATTTGACCAATTCAGATTTATTAGTTTTTAATAATCCATAAGCCGGATTACCAAACATTGAATAAGTACTATTCTCATACCTATCACCCATCTCATTATAACCAGTAAGTATTGCAATTGCACAAGCATTAAACAAGGTATCCTCCCCTGAAGTGATGGTGTAATCATCATTCTCCATTACTAAATCCCAATGATTATAATCATGAATATGGCCTTCTGGAGATGATTGTATTTCTATATCATGGCCTTGAGTGATGTAAAATTCTTGTTCTTCATTATTTATCATTCTTTTATTCCCACCTTGAATTTTATTACTTCACCAGTTTTTTTACTGTAAATTTCATCACCATCATAGCTTGCTTGTATCGAATAATCTCCTTTTGAAAGATTAATTGTTATAATCATATTTCCTAAATTATCTGTTGTTTCAGCATAAGTTTTGCTTTGATTATCACTTAATCGTGTTAAAATATATTTTCCTGTTAATCCTGTTAATGCTACTCCATTTGTACAGTCTGTGAACTTGCAGGTGATTATACTCCCTTTTGTAATACTTTCATTATCTTTGATATTACTTTCAAAGCAGATACTTTTCTTCCCATCGTCACTGCCTGCACCTATCATGAATTTCACCACTTCACCAGTTTTTGCCTTATAAATATTAGATCCATTATAAATTATTTGATAAGTGTAAGCCCCTGCAGATAAATTAAGAGGTAGACTATAATTTCCTAAACTATCAGTTGTTCCTGCATAAGTCTTACTCTGATTATCACTGAATCTTGTTAAGATTACACTAACATTCTCATCAACTGCTAACTCATTTGTAACTGCATTCTTTAGGATTATTATTAAAACTTTTCCAGTTAAAATCTCCTCATTATTGGAAATGTTAGAATTAAAACTAATCTCAGATTTCTCACTTGTTGTAGTATTTTCAATTTCTGATAATCTTTCCTTCAAAGCTTCTATTTCTGTATCTACCTGAGAGCTTGTATTTACTTGAACTTCTTCATCAGCAGCTGGTGTGGATGGTGGAGTTGTGATTGCACTATCACTTACTAAACTTTTCACAGTACACACCACATCCTCTTTAGTTGCAAAAATCTTAGATAATTCATCAGTAGCTTGGATCCTATTACCATTCAAATATAAATTTTCACTCTCAATATTCACCTGTGACTGCTTAACACTAACTTTACTATTATCATTAGAAACCAAATACTCTCCAACTTCACCATTACTTTTAATAAGCGAACTATCTCTACTAATAAACCCTAAACATAAATACTCAGATTTATTTAAACTATCCTTAATATTTAATACTGCTACTATATGCTCATTAAAAGGTATAATGGAATATTCATTATCATTTTCCACATCAGTACTTATGCTTCCTGAAGGGGTGAAACTAATAGTAGCTTCCCCTGAAACTGCAAGGTTATGAAGCATAACACATCGTACAATTTTTCCAGTATCATCCAACTTTACACTAACCTTATCAGTTTGAGGATAAAAACGCACTACTTTTCCAGTACGGATCTTCAAGTTTTCACTTTTACTTTTCACTTCTTTTGCAGTTACTTTTCCACCAATCTGATTTATAACATTGTTTAATGCTATAGGTCCTCTTCCTGGTGTTAGTACTACATCTTGTGCTTTCTTAACCATAAATTATTATATTAAACCTTAAAAATTTATTTAAACTAACTCAAAAATTAATATTTCCCTTTAAAAATGTAAAAAAAAATAGAATATGGCCTTTTACAACCACCTTAAAATAAAAAAAAATAAAAAATTCATTCTAAGAAAAGTTAAAAAAATATAACTTATCTTATTAAATTTAAATGTAAAAAAATATTTAAAAAATCATATTAATATTCTTTAAGAATTATTAATATGCTTATTATTTTAACTGTTTCAATTTTGCTTTAGCTAATTCACGAAGATCATCATTAAATATTATGAGAAAAATTTTTTAATATCCTCATCATCTAGCTTCTCAAAAGCAGCCATATTTACACATTCATCATTAGAATCCCAAACAATATCAACTAAACGATTTTTATCATCTATCCTACCAACAGCAGCAACACCAACCTTACCATCAGACCCCATAGCAACCTTAAATAAAATATCCTCATCATTTATCTTCTTAACAGCAGCAACACCAACCTTACCATCAGACCCCATAGCAACCTTAAATAAAATATCCTCATCATTTATCTTCTTAACAGCAGCCAAACAAACCTCCCCATCACCAGATTCCAAAGCAACATCTATTAAATAAGAATCATCACTCATCCTACCAACAGCAGCCAAACAAACATCCGTATCATGAGAACTTAAAGCAATATCTTTTAAAATTTCATTATCATTTATTTTTTCAATATCTTTAAGATGGACTTTACCATCTTCATTATTCAAAATAATATCATGTAAAACATCATCATCATCCAATTTACATGCAGCAGCAACACAAACCTCCCTATCACCAGATTCCAAAGCAACATCACTTAAATAAAAATCACCACTCATCCTACCAACAGCAGCCAAACAAACCTCCCCATCACCAGATTCCAAAGCAACATCTCTTAAATCATCATTATAACTTATCGCATCAACAGCAGCAAGACAAACCTCCCTATCATCACTTTCTACAGCAATATCTTTTAGATAGGAATTATTATTTATTCCACTAACAGCAACAACACAAACATCCGTATCATGAGAACTTAAAGCAATACCTTTTAAAATATCATTATCCAATTTACATGCAACAGTAGCACAAACATCATAATCATCTGAATCAAAAAGAATCTCTTTTAAAATATCATTATCAATTATATTTTTAATAGCTTCTAATCGAACATTTACATCAGAATCGTTTTTTACAATATTAAGTAGAATTTTTTCATTATAAATTTTACTAACTGCTTCTTTACGTGTTTCTTTGTTTGTATTTTTTTGTGCTATTTTGATTAAAGTTTCATCATCAAATATTTTTTCTGCACTTTTAACAGTACAGGAATCTGGATTGTTATTAACAAATGTGATTAAAACTTCATCATCATCTATTTTATCGATTACTGCTCTAATTACTTCAGTATCTTCCTCGTTTTTTAGAATAGTGATTAAAACTTTTTCATCATCTATTTTTTCTATTGCAGCTTTTCGAACATTATTATTCTCATCATTTTTAACAATACTAATTAAAAGTTCTTCATTAGTTATTTTTTTTACTGCTATTTCACGGACTGTCCAGTCTTTATCATTTTGTGCAATGTTTTCTAATATTTGTTCATCTGTGATTTTTTCTATTGCTACTGCTCGTACATCCTCATCTGGATCTTTTTTAGCAATACTTATTAAGATTTTTTCAGTTGTGATTTTTTCTGCAGCTGCTGAGCGCACAGTCCAGTCTTTATCATTTTTAGCAACACTAATTAGAAAGTTTTCATTATTAATATTATATACTGCTGCTACTCGTACATCTTCATCTGGATCATTTTTAGCAATACTCATTAACAATTGCTCATCAGTGATTTTATCTGTTGCAGCAGCACGTACACTGCTACTATCATCGTTTTTTGCAATACTCATTAACAATTGCTCATCATCTATTTCTAATATTGCTTCTAATCTTATTTTCCAATCATTATTTTCCCATTTACAAAGTGTTTTTTCAGATCCCATTTTTTTAATACCCCTTTCAATATTTTTAAAATATATTAAATAACTTAAGTTTTCTTATTCCCATTTTTAGTATTGATTTAATATAAGTGTTTATAAGTTAATTTAATAATTAAATAATTGAATATACCAATCCAATTTAATGAATTTATAAAAAAACAAAAGAGGAATATAATAAATTTTTTTTAAAATTATAGATTAAATCATCATATTTATCCTGTACTGCTTGTTGAGGAAGTTGAAGAAATAGTGTAGTCTGTAGTTGTTGTGTTTGTTCCATCATCATCTGTGCCTTGCTCACTACTTGTATCACTACTGTTATCATCAGATTTTATTGGATCATGACTATCACCGGAACTAAGTGATGGGGGATAATCTTGTAAGGTTAAACTTGTTAACCATTTACCATCATCATCGATTTCATGTGATGCTTTGGTGATGTACATATACATATTGATTTTGTAATCTGGAATATAGCAATATGCCCATTTTCCTTGTTTCCATTTTCCAGATCCAATGACTTTACATTCAAGGGTGTGTTTGTTATCTCTTCGTGCTTTGTAGAATTCTGTTTTTGCAAACTTGTAAGCATCATCATAATTATCTATGAGTACTTCTTTTTTCACTGCAACTAGTGTTGTACTGGTGCTACTGCTACTATCAGTTGTGCTTGATGAATCTGCACTGCTCCAACTTGTTGATGATGTTGAAGATCCAGAACTTGAACTTGATGAACTTGAAGATTTTTTACTACTAACCTTTTTTGTTGCTCGACTCGCAGAAGATGTTGTAGCACGTGATGTAATTTTCTTTGCACGGGTTGATCCTTTCTTGATTACTGAACCAATTTTATAACCATTCTTATTTCTTAGGACATAATTACCATTCTTTTCCCTTGTGTAATAGTTACTTGATTTCCCAGCTTTTATCTTCTTAACCATTCAATTAAATTACCTTTTTATCCTGTTGAATCTGTTGTACTGCTATCTGTGTCTGTTGTACTTGAACTATTGGTTGAAGTATCAGTACTGCTATCGGTTGATGTATCTGTACTGATTGTTTTTGCTTCATAAGTGACAACTTCTTTTGTTGCATCTTTCTCGAGGATCTTCTCACCGAACCTTTCAATCATTTTTTTATCAGTGAGTACAATTGTTCCACCTGCCCAACTAATCACAAATGTATTGTAAGTATCTGGATTGTAATCTGTTACTGTAATACTATCATCAGTGACATTAATACCTTCTCTTATCCATAACTCGGATTCTTCAGGTTCTGGAATCTTATTTATGAAAACTTTATCTCCTTCAACTCGACATTCAATTTCCCCATCCAAAGGTCCGATAAGATCCAGTATCATATCCCAAAAGGTGCTGCCAGAGGTTGTTCCTGTATCACTAGTATCTGTTTTTTCAGTTGATGCTGTTGCACTTACTAGTTTAAATCTTGCACTACCACTTTTCTCAGTACCACAAAAACCACAATAATCACTATCACACTTACTACAAGTCAATTCTCCTTCATATGTTCCTTTTGGATTGTTTTGCAATGTTCCTGGTGTTTTGCTTTTACATGTTGTACTGGTACAAAGGTTTTTCCAAGTTTTTGTGTACTTCTTGTAACCTTGATAATCACTTTGATTTTTGCAAGATCCACAAGAGGGCATCATGTTCACTGTTATTGTATCATCAGCCATACTTTCTCATCAACTCCTTTTTTTAGTTGTCCATACTAAACTAACTTTAGATTTTCTATTTTTAATTCTCCTTAGAAGAATTCATCTAAATCTCTTAGCAGTATAGATTTTTCTAATTCAATTCTCCTAATTTTCTCAACATATTCCTCTCTCAACTCCTCTTCATCTGTCGTGTTTATTATATTCTTCCTAAATTTTTCAATATCCTTTTTGCCCTGAATTTTCCCATAGTCAGCAGGAATTGTTTCAAGATTTTGTAATAAATTCATCATCTTTTCAGTGTATTTAAAATTTTCATGTTTTCATTACACTTTTTTAAGTGTATTTAAAAAACTATTAGCAGGACTCGAACCTACAACCTATCCCTTACGCAGGGATTGCACTAACTTAATTGTGTTATAATAGCTCATATAATATGTATAAAAATATGGTCATTCAAAATGGTTTAACTTACTTAGAATTTGATTTAAGGAATAAAGTGTGGTTAAAATGTTAAGTGTCCAAAATGTGTTCATAGCAACATACTTTTTTTTAGGGTGGTTGAAATTGTTTATAAAATTGGTGTTCTGATTTATGACTTACCTTTTTAAAGTGGGTGTAGTATTTGTTGAATAAATAATGAGCATTTACATTTCTCCAGTAATTATCAAAAGTAGTAGTGTCTTCTATTACTGTTTTGATTCCAAAATAATATTCTGCTTCTAAACTATTAGTCATCATTCTTTTCTAATTCTTTTATAAGATTACTTTTAAAATCATTGTATGCTTTATCAAGGAATTGTATGTTGCTTATTATAGTGTTCATTGCTGCAATCGCACCTAAATCTTTTAACTCGTTTTTACTATGAATGAAATGGTGGGGATCATAGAAATTGTTTTGGCATAGTAAGTATTCTTCACTGCAACCATAAAGGTTACATAGTTTGTCCATGATGCTTATTGTTAATGTTTTTTCACCATTTTCTAATTCTCTTATTTCTTTAGGAGTTAATTGTAAGTATTGAGATAATTCTTTGATGGTGATGTTGTATTGGTTTCTTAGTTTTTTTAATCGTTGTGTGATATGTTGATTATTAAACATGTTTTTTATATCTCTTCATGAGGTTTATTAAGGAATCCTTAATAAACCCTATTTAGTTTTTAAATAACTTTTTAGAATTCATACGTGCTTTATTTACTTAAAATTTTGTTTGAAGATTTTTTTTACTGGACTATTTTCGGGTAAATCACTTTACTATTTTGTGGTATTTTACTTTACCACTTTGTGATAAAATTAAGTTGTCAACTAATAGTTTACAACTGAACTATTCAGAATTATCGAATATTTGAAAAAAATGGACTTAGTCAGAATCGAACTGACATTAAAGGGTTTGGAATCCTCTATGTTACCATTACACTATAAATCCTTTGAAAAGAGTATAAATATTTACCAATTTACTCTTTTTCATGAAATTATTTACTAAATTTTAAAGTGGTAGCTGGGAGCTATCGCCCCCAAACCCAGCATAAATAGTTTAAATTATTAGAGGGCATACAATACCATATGATTATTAATCGCTTATTTAAATGTATGAGGAAATAGGGAAATCTAAAAAATAAATGATTCCCCCTTAATGTATGCCTTTCCATTATACATTTTCCATAAAGAACGGGAGATTTGATATAAAAATAGTTTCCCCTGAGATTTAAACTCAGCATGAGAGGAAACATTTGAATTTATTTACAACCATATAGCTCCCTTATCATTGTCTCGAGCTAATAAGGGGAGTATGAATTGTCCACTGTAATCACCAGATTATACTATCAAGCAACGTATTACTTAAGCCAGATTTGAACTGACATCTGTGGTGATATAAGCAGTAGGATTCGAACCTACGAAGCACTAAAGCAACAGGATCTAAACCTGCACCCTTTGACCAGACTTGGATATACTCACACAATTTTTTTGTTTTATAACATGACCAGATTGTATATGAATTTAAATAAAATATATGGGGTTTTTTAGCAACCTTAAGGAATTAAACCTTAAAAGGTTACATTGAAGAATTTAGAAAGAGGGGGGGTAAACTCCCCTCCTCAAACTCAAAAATATCTTCTATTTTTTCAAATAAATTTATTTATTTTTTTTTTAGGTGATAAAATGTTAGGTAAACCAGCGTGTAACTGCTCAATTTACCATAGGGAAAATAATGAGAGATTGTTACACTCTCATTAAAAATGTCCTATTTAAGAAAAAATAAAATTATGTAGAAATCTTGAAATTATACCTATTGAAATAATTATATATGCACTCAATCTTATGAAGGATCCTCATTTGTACTTTTTGGAATAAAACTTTCATTGATAATATCCATGAAACAAGCAAAAACTTACATTTTTTTCGAAAATTTTTTTCTATTGAACAATTGAGAGGAAAAAGTCTTAATCAAAGTATGGAAATATTTACAAAATGGTAAAGTAAACAATGTGTCTTACCTGGAAGTAAAAAAATTGATGAAAAAACATCTATACCAATTTTTAGGATAATTTAACTCTAATTTCGAACATTTTTATTTTTCTCAATTAGTAGTATATCTTTCATATTAAATGGGAATCTGTTTTTTTTTAACCATTATTACTATAAGGACAACTACTATATGCAGGATAACTAGAACTTGTACCACCAGATTCTCTGCAAACATGCTCACCAGAACGAGAACTAATAACATGAAAATTAGTACTAGTATAAGACCTATACTTATCAGCACAATCATCCCAAGAACCATTCCTATATAACTGAATAGTATGATGAGAACCACTACTTGCATAAGGAGAATGATAACAAATATCTCGTGCCTTAATACCAACCTTATAATTAAAAATATAATACAATGCAGCTGTTAAACTATAACAATCAGCACCAGTACCACTATTAAGTTTATCATAAGCCTCCTTAGGATCATGAGTACTAGTACCATGATTGTATGGTACTTTCTTAGCCCAATCCCAAGCCTCTTGTTCTGTCATACTTCCATCACCTTGAGCATCACCACTATCCTTACTGCCTGATGAGGATACACTTGTCCAACTAATCACTTCATCAGTTAAATCTGTGAAATCCACTACAGGTATTAAACCAGCAGTCATAATCACTTCATCAAGGATTTGTGAACGTAACATTTCAGTATACGTTAATTTATCACTTTTAGCTAGTAACTTATCATAAGCTCCCAGTGTTAATTCAGACCCATCTAAAGTAAATTGACTATCACATATAAAACCATGTAAGGAATGTGTTAATCCAGTAGTAGCTTCTTCATATTCCTCATCGATGTTTTCTTTGATTACTTGTTTCATCACTTCTTTGCTTTGTTTAAGTGACTGCTTTAATGTTATTGTAATTCCAGTAGGAGTAATTTCTTCAGTTGATGTTGAATCTGTACTTGTACCATCAGTGCTCGTTGTACTTCCAGTTGAACTTGAAGATTCAGAGGATCTAGATGATGACGAACTTGATGAAGATGATGATGTAGATTTTTTACTTGAAGATTTCTTACTACTTACTTTCTTTGTTATTCTATTTGCTGAAGATGTTGTTGCTCTTTGACTTACTTTTTTAGCACGAGCCGAACCCTTTTTAATAACTGTTATGATTTGTCCAGATTTTTTTCTGAGGATATAATTACCATTAGATTGTCGAGTGTAATAATTACTAGATTTTCCTGCTTTAATCTTCTTTACCATCTAATTCTCCTCAGTTGTAGTACCACTATCTTCATCCGTGTCGCTTGTTAATGAACTTGCTTCTGCTTGAGCTTTTGCTGCTTCTTGTTCGGCTTTTGTTTTTTCGTATTCTTTATATGCTTTCTTCTGTGATGCCCATTTTTGATTGAATAATTTTGTAATCTTTGCAGTCACACTATTTGTAATATCTGCTTTGATTTTCTTCAATTCAGTATCATTTGTCGGTAACTTTTCACCAAATTGTAACCAACCCAGCTTCAATAAGACTCGTACACCTTTGTAAATATAATTTAGATCTTCATCAGTGAATATATATGAATCTACCTTTGATTCACCTGTTCCCTCAGTGTAATCCGTATCAAAAGTGTAGCTAAAATTAAAAGGATAGTAGGAGGTACTAAGGATTTCTCCTTGATGATAAGTGATTTCTTCTTCATCACTTGTTGCATCTTCACCACTTGTTTCTTCATCATCAGTGTCCTCCTCTTCATCTTCAGTGTCTTTATCCTTATCTTTTTCATCTTCTTCAGGTGTAGATTCATAAGGAGTGAAGTTTTCCTCATCAGTTTCGTACACTTCTAACATTCCTTCTTTCATTGAAGATTGTAGAGGTCTTAGGATTTTTTCCACAAAAGGATTTTTCTGCGCCTTTGATGTTGATAAATCTTCTTTGACTAAAGTTTTCTTTTTCTTTTTACCATCTTCATCAGTCCAAGTAGTGTCATCCTCTTTAATGGTTTTTAAGATTTCATCTAATTTTTCAGATTCTGTTCCTTTCTTACCAGCAGCTATTGCACCTATAGTATTTGTCCCATAGGACATTGTAGATTTAGATGATGATTTCATACTGGAACTTGAAGAATCAGTTGAGGAGCTACTGGAACTTGAGGAGCTACTTGAGTTTGAAGAGGATGAGGATGTAGATGAAGATTTTGTACTTTCTGTATTACCCTCTTCATCAGTGCTTGTTGAAGATTTTGAAGCTGCATTTTTTGCTTTTTCCTTAGCCTTTTTCTCAGCTTCTTTTCTTTTTTTATCTAACTTCTTTTTCTCAGCAACATTCTCCTCATTTAAAACCCTTTTTATAGGATATTCTCCATACACAGGTTTTACTGTGTCTACATATTTGTTTGTGCTTGCAGGTGTTTCAGTTATACTTGTTTTATCCTCAATCACACACCTACACCTCTACTGTTGTTTCAGGAATCTCTTTAACACTTATACTTAAACTAATATTTGCTGGACTAGATTTATTATGTGTTTTACTAATCTTCACCTCAGCTGTAAACATTCCCATATACCTTGATGTGACTGTACAGGGATTATTATTAATGTAGCTAAAAGCTTTATCATAAATATCTGGTTTGAGGGGGTTTATATCTACATCTGCACTGAATGTGAATTCTTTAGGGACATATGCTCCTTTACTAACAAAGGTACTACCTCCAAGAATATTTGTCCTGTTAAATTCTCTTCGACTATATGACTCAGTTGGTGTGATTTCATGAGCATAGAATAAGAATCCATTAATTTCAACATTTTCTTCATGTTTTTCATTAGCCATACTCATACACCCCCATTTGTTGATGTTGTTGTTGAAGTGTTTCCCCATTGTTCAAGTGCACTTATTACAACTTTTTCAGCTTCACGTTGTGTCATATTCCTTGCATCTATAGGTACGGCACCTTTACTTAAATGAACATGTTTTTGCACAATTTGAGTTCCACCAATAGCTTTTACTCCACCAGCTGCAAGGTTTACTGCTTGTGTTTTAAGTTTTAATTGATTCTGCAAATGTTTTTGATAATCTGCCATGGGGCTTGCATTATTTGTTTTAAGGTTCAATGCTGTTCCAACGTTGAGTTTAGGTTTACCAAATCCTTTTTTAATACTTTCTGCAAAGCTTTTACTTCTTCCTTCTGCATCACTATTGCTTTCACTTATTCTTTTAGGTATATCTGCAAATTCTTTAGCTATACTTCTTTGAATTATACCAGGGGATGCAATGTGTAATGCTCCCATTACTGCATTTACAATATCAGATCCAAAACTTGTTGCAGCTGATACTGCACTTGAAACTGAATCATGAATTTTTTGTCCAATTTTTATAAATTCATTATAAACTTTACCAGGTAATGTTTTAACCCAGTTAATCACACCATTTACTGCACTCATACCTACTTGTTGAGCATTTGCTAATGCTTGTCCAACAAAGTTCAAGATTCTTCCAACCGCACTTGTAAACCATTGCCCTATTTTTGCAGGTAATTGTTTAACCCAGTTAATCACACCATTTACAATATTCATCCCTGCTTTTACTGCTTCGACTTTTCCTTTAGTATCAAATTGTAAAAGCTTTTGTATTGCTTTAAGTAAGGTATTCCATAATTTACTAGGTAAGGTTTTAATATTATTTATTATTCCATTAAGGAAATTCGTTCCAGCTTTCATCGCATTTGTTTTCATCTTAGATGCAAATTGTAGAATCTTTTGTAAAGAGGATGTGATGAATTGTCCTATTTTTCCAGGTAGGTTAGCTAGATATTTTGGGAAGTTCGCTATCATCTGTCCTGCATGTTGTACTGAAGCACCTATATTCCTAAATGCTCCCCGTAACCAGTTTATAGCACCAGCAATACTAGTTATAACTCCTGCAACAGCACTAATCACTGATGCTACTATTTGTATCGCGGTTGCAAATGTACGTATAACTACAACTGCTCCTTTTAATGCTAAAATTAATACTTGAACCATTATGGCGGCAATATTGGATGAACCCCCACCACTACTTTTACCTGTAATAGCTCCAAATAATTGTCCAAAAGCACTAACAATTTGTCCTATTGCAGGTTGTAATTGATTCCAAGCTTGACCTACTGCTTGAAAAGCTTGTCTAACGGCTGCGAATAATTCTTGACCAGAATCACTATTTGCAAAAACATTCCACTGATCCATGAAACTAGCTAGTATACTGTTAATAAAACTAAATGCTCCTTGGAACGCTTTACTAATACCATTAATTATTGGTTGTAATTTTCCAAAACTATTAATTATATTTTTCACTGGATCACTACTACCCATGTATCCAAAGATTTCACCAAAAACTGTAGAGATTACACTACCTACATCTACAATAATATTTTTAAGGGTTTGGAATCCCATCTGTAATGTTTTTACAATTCCTTTAACTGCAGACGAACCGGTGAATGCTGCCCATAATCTTTGAACACCAGATTTTATAGAATCTATCATAGATCCTACATCACTCCACCATCCAAAAGCTTTTCCTAATTCATAAACTGAGACTACCACAACTGCTATTACTGCTACTATAGCAAGTAATGGCCCAATTGATGCCATTATACCAGAGCCAAAAAGACCAGTTGTGCCCGCTACATCTCCCATCATTTCCCCTTCTTTGCTTAGGGATCCTGCAGTATCTTTTACACCATTAATTAAATTATTCTCACTACTCTTCAAACCAGATTTAGCAGTATTGTTCTTTAGTATTGATGAAGTATTCTTTTCAACCTGTGATGTTTCACTCTCAATTGCACCTAAATTTGTAGGAACACTTTGTGCTTTTGCAACAGGTACTGTATTCGCATGACTTGCAGCACTATTTAATTCCATATCAGTTAAATCTAAAACATCATCTACCTCTCCAGTTGCACCTGCAGTAGCATTACTTTCAGATAATGCTTGATTGCTTGCAATTAGTGCTTCATTCTCACCTATAAGTGAGGCATTAACACTTGATGTAGATTGTTTAATAGCATTTAAAGCTTCAAAACTAGTACCAACTTCAGCATTACTTGAAGCTAATCCTGCATTACTTACAGTTAATTCTTTATTACTTGCCGATACTTTTGCATTTCCTGCTGCTTCTTTGTCTTTAGAAGCACCTTCAGCTAATTTATCTGCTCCAACAAATTTTGATTTTATTGCAGTACCTACAGCCCCAAAAGCTTTAAGTGATTGAATTACACTTTCAAAACCTTTAACAATTACTGTAAATTGCCCCAAACCAGCTATAAGAATATCTACACCTGATGCTAAATAAAGAAAGTCCTTAAAAAGTTGTCCTCCTGACCAATCATTTAATGCAACTAAACTTTGAGCAGCTTTTTTAATCATAGGGATAACTTCTTCACCAATTGATTTACCTGCAGTACTAAATCTCTTGTTAAGAGTCATTACTGCACCCTCAGTCGTATTCATGAATTCATTAGTATTACCAATCGCTTTGATAACTGCATCCATATAACCAGTTACATCATCTTCCTGACCACTCCAACCTTTCTCTTTAAGTACTTCTTGACTAATACCATATCTCTTAAGAAATTGTGAAGACCCATAAATCCCATTACTCAACTTTGTCATAGCAGTAGTAGCAATTTCACTACTGCCAGTCATAGCAAGCATATATGAACCAAACTGTGCAAATTGTGGAACAACTTCTTCTAATGAAGATCCATTTAACCCAGTTTCTGCACTGAAAGTTTTTAATGCAGGAATTAATTGATTCATACTAACTAATGACTGATTAGTAGCATTATCAATTGTATCATAAAGACTATTAACACCACTTTCAGTATCAGCCATACCTGTAAGGAGCACTTGGTTTGTTTCTTTTGTTTCTGCATTACCTACAATTAAATCAGATAAACTTTTACCCGCAAGAACACCAACAGTACTTGCAATAATTCCATTAAGCGTACCGAAAGATGAAGCTGCCTCACTTAAAGCTCCCGTAATAGAACCTCCAGATGCAGATGCACTGGACCCTATTCCATTAATTTCACTTTTAATTCCAGAAGTAACATTACTAACATTATCTACCCCCTCAAACATAATCATTACATCTTCGGCGCTAGGCATTACTTCTCATCTCACTTTGCATATCTCTTATTTTCTCTGCTTCTTCTTTTTCAAAAATTAGTTGTTGGTGGTATTTAAATATTAAAAATTTTATATCTGGAGTGAATTTCTTTTTAATAACTTCACTCACAGGTATGTTTAAATGTTTACTAATTCTAAAATAGACTTCTCCTTGCCAACTATTAGCTATCTGGAAAAAGTTTCTCGTTAAATTCGTCAGTTAAACCTAATATACTTTCCACTTTCATGAATAAGGAAACTTTAGCATTAAATGGAAAACTATTCTCCCAAAAATCCTTACGTTTTTCAATATCTCCATCAAAATCTGGTGGAGTTACTTGGAATGCTAATAATTCGTTAATAAGTTCTGCTTTTTGTTCAATACGATTTTCAACAATTTTATCATTGATACTGTTTAAAATATCTGCTTCTTCTTTACTTATCGGTTCTCCACGTGCATTTTTCTCATAAATTCTTCTTTGATTTGGTTTCAAATCTTTAAATAAATCTATATGGTTTTCACTGAATTTTATTGCACGACTATCATTTAATGGACGAATTTTGAAGTATAAATCCTTGTATTCTTTTCCATGCACAGGTAGTCTCATGTGTAAAGTTGTTCCCCCCGCATCATAATCTAAGATGTCTAAGAGTTCTCTTTCAGTTGTAAGATTTTCTTCAAACTTTTCATAAGCTTTTACAGTTTCTACAGGTTTGTATTTTTCAATATAAGGACGATACTCCTTTAAGATTTTTCTAACTTCAGCATATTCATCATCTATTAATGTTTCTCCTGCTTCCACCCTTTCAACTAAGATTTGTGCATTCTCATCTAAGACCTCGATTGGTATTTGTTTAAGGTCTTGCGGCAGCATCTCCTTATTATAGAAACTGTTTACATCTACTTCTTCCTTCGTTTTTCTTTCTATTCCCATCTACAACTCCTTAAAATTTAGGAAGTGCTTAAGTTTTGTGCACTTAATGCACTTCCTTTTATTGTTCTTTTAATCCCTGAACTGAATTCACGACCGGTTTCTGTTATAATACATCCTAAAAATTTTTCTTTAGGAATCCATTCACTACTATCGTTTTCAGCATATCCTGTGATTGCTAATCCTTTCTTATCTGTCACTTGCTCATCAAATCGACTATCGAACCAATCATAATCCATTGGTTCTGTGATTTCCCATTCATAAGTCCTATTAGATAAAATCCAATCATAGTAATCATAGTTACTGCAATCTTCTTTTCCATCTGCTTTGATTTTCTTGGTGAATTTAAATCCTTTACAAATAATTTTACCTATACCTTCACATTGTACTTCTACAAGGTCATAGGATGATGGTGATTCTTGACTAGTATCTGTAGTTACCATATACTTATTCCTCCTCTGATGTTGCTGCTACCTTTGTGAGTTCATCAGATACTCTTGCTGCAGGATAACCAATATATGCACTAATTATAATTGCTTGTGTACTGTTTACCGGAGTAATATTAGCTTTTAAATATAATTTATATGGATCTTCAAATGCTTCTGTAATCTCAACACCATAATCAGATTGTATATAACCAGATTTGTACTCTGTATCTAAGTAGGATTCACAATCACTTTTCACATATCTGATGTTAGTTTTTGTTTCATTACGTTTCAATTGTATGGCTACTATTTTAACTAATTGACGTAATTGGTGGTCTGCATTTCTTCTTGCATGTAGGAGTGCATCGTTTGGGCGATCCATATCTGCATAAGCATATGCTGTACTTGTTGCTAAACAGATACAAGGACGTATTGGATCTAAGTATTCTTCATCTCTGTTAAAGATTATTCCAGCTTCACATAAAGCGTCTTCTTCATCTGGTGTTCTTTCTGTGAAATATTCCACTGCGTCATCTGTGCTTGCAGGTTCTATTGTACGATAATAATTGTATCCGGGTTCCTCATAATATGGAGTTAAACAGATTCTTGCAATAGTTCTTCCAAAGTACTTATTTTCTACAATATTGATTCTACTATTCCTAATAATGTTTGTAGTATCTCTATTTCCATCTGTTGTGAGTTTTCCCATTGTCATGCTTATTAAGTCTGCATCTGTTTTATCTGCAGGTGCTTGGAAATAGGCAATTTGTAATCTTGTTTTATCACGTTGGTCTTTGAGATATTGTGCTGTTGCCATCATGAATTCATAATTGAATCCGATGTATGTGTTGTCGGTTGTGTTTTTTAATCCTGTAATTGCTATTACTGTAATTTCAGGTTTCATCACGCATAATTCCAGTGCAGATTGGAGTAATGCATTTGTAGGTGCATTACCTAAATCTATTGCATAACAATAACTCACACCAGTATCATTTGTACTTGTTTTTGCAGATTCTACAAAGAAATCTTTCACAACCTGCAATAATGGGTTGTTTTCAATATTAGAATCTAACCCTAATCCTCCAGCCTCTACTGTTTTTGCTGCTTTCGCATATTTTGCATATTTTTTTAAGCTATCTTTTGTAATAGTTGTAGGTGAGGGGTTGCTTGAGGGTCCTATGAATATTGCTATCTCACTACCAGATCCATCAAGTAAGGGGTTAGTGTCTTCTTCACCTAAACTTATATATGGACTTACTTTTTTTGTTGCCATCTAAAATTATTCTCCCTTTTTCATCATTAGCTTCGCACCTTTGTTTAAATAATCGGTTATCATTTTCTCGAAATCTTTTTCTGTATATTTTAAGGGTAATTTTATTCCTAATTCTTTGTTTTTCACTTCTTGTACATATTCGTTGTACAAATCAGCTGATGCTAATGCTCCTACAATTGTGGAATTGGATTCACGTGAGTTTTGAACAAGATCTACAAGAGATTGTTTTTCCTCTACTTTTTCCTTTTTCTTCACAGGAGATTTTTCTTTTGTTTCTACTTTCTTTTCATCTTCCATTCTTTTTTACACATCCATTTCGACGTTAAATTCTTCAGTTCCATATCCTCCTTTTTGGTAGGAATCATAGTAAGTCATCTTCATTTTCAGTACTGTTCTAAGTATTGGGGGGTTTAAATCATAATTATCTTGATCATATTCTGCATAGATTTCTACTGTACCATTTTTGATCTTATTTTTTTTAAGAATAGATTCATACTGGTATTTTTCAGGTTCTATGCAGTTTCCTTTCACTGCTAAACTTGAAATATTATCAATCACTTTGCACTTTTCATTTGTTGTATTGCAGATTTCTGTTTTCTTATTAAAATTTGTACAGTACTTGTAATGGAAAGCTAATGCTTGATTGATAAGATGTTTTACCTCATCTTTGATGTCTTGTCTTTCCTTTTCAGTATTTGCCCAAACATTCACTCTCATCGTAGCTTGCTCCTCAGTTACAATTACTTCTTGAGCATACAATTTTTCAGGATCTGTCCCATCAAAGAGAGGGTGGGATGAAATTAAAGGCAACAACCAAACATCCGAGTATCTTTCACTTACAGGATTAGTGGTGGTAGTTTCAATGGTGATAGAAGGAGTGGTATCCTTAAATCTTTTACTTACAATTACTGGAACAATTTCCCCATTAAAGAGGATATTGTTTCTTAGGATTTCAAGTATTGTATGTTCACATATATTCATATTATACTATGCGCCCTGAGAGCGTTCATAATTGCAGTATCGATTGTACCTGTACTAACCATATTTGCTATTGCTCTATCAACAAATGGGTTAGCAGCCATTTTATATGTTCCATAATTCACATACACCCAGTATTCTGCCCCACAAGTGACACTTTTTTGTGTAGTTCCACCAGTTTCAGCAGCTATACTTGATTGAAGATAACCTGTATCAACTGGAGCTTCCATCTGCATATCTCTTGCTAATTGATCTGTCACTTCATTTAGGGCATCACTCAATACTTCATCATATCGCGCATCTAACTTTTGCTCTAAACTCTGTGAAATTTGTACATTAATATTCATAATCTGCTCGGTATTCTCTCTTTTTCTAAGATGACTTTTATATGATGGAGAAAATGATTATTTTTTACAGGAGTTCCCCGAATACTATAAGTACTTTCTTCTCCCTGAATCCGTATAATGGTGTAAGGGGTAATAGGTGCTATGAGGGGGATGTATGCTTTGTATGAATCTTCTAAGATTTCTCCAAACTCTCTTTTACTATCAGAGTGAGTTAATGTTTGAAAATCTGCAGGACAAGTTCCCTTAAATTCATATTTTTTTATGGATTCTCCAGTGTATTCATCATAATCCTTTTTACTTAAGTATGGTTCCCATAATTCAAATGTTTCATTTGGAAAAAAAACCATACAATCACTTTATTAGTCTTGCCTTTCCACTATTGATTACATCTAACAAATCATTCATGTTAGTGTTTATTCTGTTTCCAGTGCTGTTTGTTGTATTGTATGTTACACTCACATCTCCTTCTTTTACTGTGCTTATTTCATCAGTGTTGTCGGAAGCATCGTATAATATCATATCCAAAAGGATTGTTCTAATTAAATTTATAATGAATTCATCTGGTTCTGTAATAAAAGTGATTTCTAGTACATTCCCAATTAGTTCTTGTTTCCATCGGATTATTCCATTCTGTTTATCTACAAAATAATCTTCAGGATCTAAAACTTTATCATCTAATTTCACTACTGTAATTTCTTTCACTGGGTAATTAGGTAATAAATAATTTGGAATGTTAAAGTTTCTATTGTTTATATCAGTTATTTGTTGTGTTTGTTCGTTTAAGCTAATTCCTACTGTACTAAGGATGTAATTGAGGTGAGAGGTGTACAAACTAGCTAGATCTTCATCATTATATTCATCTGTTACTTTGTTTGCTTTTAGATATTTTCTTATTTTACCATAATCTATATCAACCATCTACTTTTACCCTCATTTTTCATAAAAAAAATGCACTAACTACCCCATTTATGAGGCAGTTAATGCAACTGTTAATGTTTCTGTATCAGCATCTACAATAAGATTATCATAACTGGTTTTTGCAGTATAACCGGAAGGTACTGTTGAAACAGTTACTTTGTATGTTCCATAAGGTACATCACTTATACTACATCCTCCTGCTGTTCCAGATGCACTGGATTCAAAGGTTTTAGTAGTTGTTGTTGTATCTGTAAGTAATACTTTTGCACCAGATACTGCAGTAGTTCCATCATTTACTGTGATGCTTACTGTGCCTTTACTCTCAGCACCTTCATTGCCCTCAGGGAGTTATATCAGATCCAATGTTTTTAATATAACCATTTCTGTATCCTGCACGATTATAGAATGTGAACCAGGTAAATAATACTTTACTTGTACTTAATTTGGTTTTAGCTAGTTCAATTAAACTAATAGGTGCTAATTCTCTCATACGTACAGTATCATTATCAATAAATGCTAATTGTTCACCATTTGTTTTAGTATCTATGTTTGGATCTATGATAATAGGTATTTGATTACCATCTGGAGCATTATATGCTGTTGCTCTTGCACCAAAAGTTAGTTCTAACTTGTCTAAGTATCTGTACTTATCACTTAAGAGTTTGTTTAATTGTCTTCCCACACTTGCAGTTGTGATGATTGCTGAAGGGTTACCTCCATTATCAATTACTTCTTGTGCTGCAATATCAATCGCATCTACAGTAATTGTTTCCCCTTTCAAATCTGTAGTAGTTTCAGAGGGGATGGTGTTGAAAAATCCTGTGAATTCTTTAGGATTACTGGTTTCATTTCCTTGGAGTAATTTAATATCTTTGGTTTGACTCATATCAAGGAAACCATCTTGAACCTCATCTGTGAAAATATCATAATCAGGCATACCTGCTTGTAGGAGATCACTCATTTCAATTGGATAAACAAGTGTTTTCATTTTAGCTATTTCAGCCTTAAAACCTGCAGGATCATGTGCAGGTATATCTTCACCTTCATTAATAAATGATGCAGTGGTTTTCTGTTCTTTAACCTTATATCCTACTTCATATGATTCTGCAGATGTGATTAATCCATTTTGTTCTAAGTAAGAAAGAAATGGTGCTTTATGGAATACTTTCTTTTGTAAATCTGGATCATATTCAACAGTTATCATATCATTAGCAGTACTTGTAGTAGCCATTGCTTTTGCTAATTCTTGTATTTGCTCTTTAGTTGCAAATTCTGTCTTTAAATCTTCTAAACTTGACATAATATTATTTTATTTCTCCTATTTATTTAGAATCTTGAATATCTTGGTATACTCGTTTGAATGGATTGTTCTTAGTCTTTTGTGAGAACATTTCATTACTGATATCTTCTATGCTCATTACACGTTGGTTGAATTTTCCTATCTTGTTTCCTTCTGTAATTTCAGATTTGTTTTTTGTGTTTTGAACAGATTCTGGTTCGCGTTTTGCTCCTAAATCTTTTAAGATTTCAGATTCAACTTCTTCATGTATTTGTTTTTTAAGTTCATCAACATCGGTGGTTTGTAGGGTGCTGATTTCTTCAAGTAAATCCTTTTTAAAAGCTTCTGCATCAAATTCTTTCACTTCTTCGATTTCTTCTGGTTCTTGGGTTTTAGTGAGTTCTTTGATTACACTTTCCTTAAAAGCAGTCATATCAATTTTATCAGTGCTGATTTCTTCAAGTAAGTCCTTTTTAAAGGCATCAGCATCGAATTCTTCTTCAGTGCTGATTTCTTCAAGTAAGTCCTTTTTAAAGGATTCACTATCGAATTCTTTTTCACTTACAAGTTTTGTAACTTGTTTCATCAAATCATCCTTGATAGATTTTGTTGCTTTTTCAAGCATTTTGGAAACATAATCTTTGGTGACTTGATTTGCTTTAAACTCTTCAGCCTTTTTCATTTCCTGTAATGCTTCTTTGACAATCTCTTTTGTCATTTCCACAGTTTCTTCTTTTTCAGTTTTCATAATATCTTTATTATCTTTATTATTTTTTTCAACATCTTTTCGTATCAAGTTACATGCACCTGATAAACATTTTGCTTTAACCACATCATCTTCATCTTTAGCTTCGACAGTACCATAAGTATCCCAGTTTGCAGGAACAGGTGTTAAGCTGACCTCTAATAATTGTATATCTTTAATAGTCCAACCAACAAAGTTGCCGTCATCATCGAAATCAGATTTGTAATCTTTTATGATTCCTCCGACACTTAAACCTAAATTTATTCCCGTATCTAAGAATTCTTTTATAGTGTAAGCATAACTTGGCATGATTTTGAATTCGATTTTGAGCACAGAATCATCAGTATCACATACTCGGAGAATATTTCCTATTACATTGTCCATGTTGTATATGTGATCTGCATGGATGTTTAGTTGTTCTGCTTGTTGTTTCATGCTCGCAATACAATCACGAGTAATAACATCTCCTTCTAAATCAGGACTATTTGTACTTGCAACCCCTCGAAGTATTAATGAACCATCATCCTCTAACTCTGCTTTTTCATCCTTTTGCATGTCTTTTTTGAGGAGTGATGTGATTTTAAATTGTTTTAGTTTTATTTCATCTTTGTCCATAAAATTTTTATCCTTCTATTTCTTATTTTAGATTTCCTATTCAAACTTCAATGGGCTCGACCCCCTCAAAATTAGTATAATCTTCATAATGGGGCATCACCCCAATCAACAGGATTTTTACCATAAGCACTTCTCACTTCATTTATCGTCAAGCTTCCATTTTTGATTTGTATGTCTTCAATTTGTGCTCTTTGTAATTTATCTTCAATATCTAAATCATTATATTGAAAAATCTCTTGGAATTCTCCTTTTCCCATCACTCTTGTGAAAGCATCCTCAAAATTCTTAGCTTTACCTTTCAATTCCTTTTTAAATTGTTTGTCTTGACTATTGCCAGACCCAGAACCAAGGTTTGCAGTTTCAATAATTGACACTTTAGCAGGCGGAACACCATAAGTTGCTATAATTCTATCCCTGATATTGTTCATCAAGTTGCTGTACTCCATATCCCTGTTACTTACACCTGCACGGTTATATTTAGCACCTTTCAAAATTATAGTCCCTTTTCCATGATTTTGAGCATCAGCTTCTAATCTTTTAAGTTCACGCTCCCATACTTGTGGCTTGATATCTTTATCATACTCAATTACACCTGATGGATCTAAACCATCATTCTCAAGTATTCCTAAAGTATGGTTTTGGCCAAGGATATCCATAGTTAAATCTTTAGCTATAACATCAATCTTAGATTCACCCCATACTGAACCTCTAATATCTGGATCTTTTACATGTATGAGTTCACCTTCTTCAAATCTGTGTGTGTCCGCACGAAATCCCCATTGATCCGTATCGGGGTAGTATTGCATCCATTCTGTTGGAATATGTTTTAAACCAATCGGTACATTTGAATACTGGAAATCATAGATTACTTCACTGAAAGCATCACCAAGTCCCAGGTAAGATTTCCACATCAAAGTTTGATACATTGCATAAGTATCGTAAGAGGTGTACCCCATTGGATAATGGAATAAATCTTGTAAATAGTTAATATGTGTTTTATTTTGTGATTTTTTCTCTGGATCTTTGATTGTAAATCCTAAATTTATCACTTCATCAATGTAGGTTTGTATGCAAGCATTAACCCAAACATTATCCATTGCTTGATAGTATACATGCCACCCTACACCTGCTCCTTTGTTTTTAGGTTTGATTAGCCATCCATACTCGTTCATGAATTTTTCTGTAGAGCTTTGAGGTGCTGGTTGGCGAATAGATGGTATCCTATCTGTTACTGCTTTCTGTACTCTTTGTATAAAATTTACCAAAATTCACCTTCCATTTAATTGTATTACTGCAAAACCTGGAGTGTAATCGTTATCTTCATCATATGCTAAGTAATTGTAAGCATGAGCACAAGCATCTATTATATCATCGTGCTTTCCTTCTGGAAAACTTTTAAATTCTTGTATCATACTTTCCCTATCCTTAGCATCATAGATGTTTATATACACTTTCTTATCCAAGATTGCATTCTTTAATGGTGTGGCACGGTCTATTTTGCTCCCTATAGCTTCCGCCCTTTCTACTAAGAATCCTTCTAGTTGTTCTTCCCATTCTTGGAATAATAATTTTCCTGCAGCAGCTACACCTGTTTCAATCGTAATAGTTGTATTTGGCGTATCTGTTTCTGCTGTATCCTGTATCATACTTTTATTTTCATCACCAAACTTACCCCTAACCATATCGGATATGATGTAGTTTCCAGTTTTGGTTCGCTCCATCTTTATTCCTACTGTGAAATCGTTTGAATTATTTGTAGATGAAGCTATATCCCATGCTCTACATTTTTCTTCAATTTCATAATCTTCTGGTTTTGCCCAATGAATCTTATTCAAATTAAAGAAATCACCTTTATCATCTAATGGCTCTTGCTGGTAAATAGCATTAAATAATCGTTCACCTAAAGATTCTTTCTTCTTAATTAATTCCTCTTTAGTATATCTTTCAGGCCATAATGGTTCACCATCAGGGTATAATGCTGGGAAACTTATGAATTCATAATCTTCAGATTCATTTTCTTTTAAGTATCCTTGTAAGTCATTACTATTCCAACGTGTGTGTAAAAGTATTAGTTTTGTTTGGGGTTCTATACGTTGCTCAATAATTGTTTTAAACCAATTAATCTTTTTCTCTAAAAGACCAGGAGTAATATCATTAAAACCCTCGTAAGGATCATCAATAATAAGCATATCTACATCTTGCCCTGTAATAGATCCTCCTGCACCTACCAACCTTATACTTCCTGTACATAATTCATCATCATCTTTTGTGAACATTAAATATGTGGATGAAGATTTCACATCAGATAAATAAACATTAAATTCTTTCCCAAACTTTTTAATCAATTCTCGAAGGGCTATACCAAATTTTTCTGATAAAGCTGCACTATTATTCACAATTAAAATATTCAGTGATGCATCATGAAAAATCAGCCATAGCGGAAATGCTAATGTAATAAGACTGGATTTACTATGTCGAGGAGGCATCGCTACACATAATCTATGAAAATCCCCCCGATATAATTCTAATAGTTTTCCTGCAAGCACATCAATGTGTGTTGCAGGTAGGTTATCTTTAAATGTTCTAGCAACATAGTATCGATAGAAAGCATACAAATCTGTTCTTGTATACTCTAAATCTTCTTCTTGTGTCATTCTTTGCTATATTTCTTCTTTTTTTCTGCAATAATCTCATCAAGCAACTCTGGATCTATTTCAATATTTGTATTTGAAACTCCCCCTGAATGTTCTAATTTATTTGATACTACAAAGTTTTCAGGATCTGTTACTTCAAGGAGGTATCGGTGTGTTTTATCAGAGGTGCTTTCATTTAGGGCAGCAAGATGTACTGCTACAAATCTTGCTCTAGCCCTTAGCATATTAATGTAAAAATCGTAATATTCTCCTTCTTGTTCTTCTTTCCCCTTATTTAACCATTCGTAGACAGTTTTTCGAGTTACACCGGCCTTTGTAGAAGCCCAAGTAAGAGGTAATCCTGCTTCATAGTTGTCGATGAGTTCATTTTGCAGTTCTTCTGTAAATTTACTCTTATTCATTCTAGCACATCTTTTTGGAAGTTAGACAATTCTTTCTCATTCTTGTCTGCACAGTTTACTTCCCTCAATTCTGCTATTTCTTCTTTCATTGCTTTTTTGACCATTTCCTTTGCAGCTTCTTGAACAATTCCATGTAAATCTAAGTCTTGTTGGAGTTGAGAATCTATTATTTTTTTGTCAATATCTTCATCTCTTCGTCCATATTCCTCTTTTTTAAGAGTTTCACGACGTTTATCAATCATATATATAACTACAAGGCCTAATATGAATGATGCTATTCCAAATAGCATAGCACTCCACTCCCAACCCCTGAAAGCAGGGGCGTTTGTGAGTCCATTAAAAAATAAGGTGACTCCTATAACAAATAGTGCATTACTTAGGCTTGTTTTTACAAATCCACACAACCATAAAATTTGTCCATAATTGTTTTCATTGTAAATTTTACTGCCTTTCTGGAAATGTTTAGTGTTTTGATCTATTTTTTTAAATCCCATCTTCGTCTTCAGTACCTGTTCCTATATCATTTAAGATGGAAACAGATGTTACCCAGCTTGATGGATATTTTTCATTAAAATAACTCATAATGTAAGCTATTGCAATGGAGATAAAAGGAGCTAATGCTTGTAGTAATATATTACTGGTTGCTTGACTAATACCTAAATATGAGAATAGTGCAAGTAAAACTCCTGTAAGTGCTGTTGTAAAATTGTTTTTATCCATTCTTGTTTTTTCCTCGTTAAAAATTGTTTTATATTTAAAAAAAGTTTTATTTTGCTCATCTAATAATTTTTTGAAGAATAAATGGGAGGTTCATACATAATATCCTAGAGGGTACTCAATCTTTCTAAGTCCCACATATGGGTTTGTGCCTTGTAGAACTAATCCACATTGTGTGCAGGTTAGTTCGTTTTTATCATCATCCAAGTTTTTGCATCCACACTCAGGACATTTCTTGAATTTGATGATTTGTTTTTTCTTTTCTGACATAAATTTAATTTTTTTTATACTATAATTTTCTTGTGAACCCCTCAATGTTTTCTCCTTAAAAAATAATTTGTAGATGAGATTTTGAGGAATTAAGTTATCCTCACTTTATATTGCAACTTTGTCGCAGGGCTCACAGTTTTTACTTTACTTTTGTTCAATATTTCGTTGTAATAATAGTTTCCGTTGATAATAATTGCATAATCTTGTAAGAATTGTAAGGTATACCTTCTCAGTTAACTCATACTCATTCAAAACAGCATAATCTGAGATTTGTCGTCTTGAATCACGATTCTTCATAATATAAAAACAAAAGGATGCAATGATTTGTTCATTACTACATTTTGCACATAATTCCCGGAAATTGGTGAAAGTTTTCACTAAATGGTAAAGCATTTGCTTATCTTCACCATGAAGATGACATCGTGTCCCTATAATATCTGCAAGTCGAAGCTTCTGCTCACATCTCCAGTCAGTCATTGCTGTATTCTTAAAAATCATCTCACCTGAAATTCTAATGTTTCTATGTCTATATAGTCTATGTTTGTACTATCAATTCGAGGATCAATACTGCGTATAACCATGAATCCTTGACTAAATAAGTTCACCTCATTAAGGTTAGGATATATTTGCTCTTCATCTTTTCCTTTATTGATAATTAAATCACAAGCTGGTAGCTCGTAATCAATTGATTTCATTAAATAATTTTCATACTTCCCCTTTGCTATGTTTTTGATTTGTTTTTCTATGTTTTTTCCTTTCATTGTGTTTATTTTATTCCTTATTTTTTAAATCCTGCACATATTCTAATGCAGAGTTATCATCGTTCTCACTATAAATCGTGACAATAATATGTTTCCGAGGATTATAATACACTACAAATGTGTTAATTGTTTGTTCACCTGTAATTTGATTTCCTGATGTTTTTTGTGCATAAATCCCTTGATATTCACCTCTTTGATGGTGATCTTGAAATCGTTTTCCTGTGAAATTTTGTGAAACTAACCAAGCATGCAAACTTGATACATTCCTATAAATCTCCACATCCATCCCCTCATGGATGTCAACATAATGGTCTTCAGCTACCTTCTCCAAGTTAGAATTATTATCAATTACAATTATTACATCATCTGCTTCTATCTCTTTAGGATTATTTATAGGAGTATAAAGATAATACGCCACTAAAAGATTTGCAAGTATAATGCATAAAAGTATAATAATTTCAAGATTTCGTAAATCCTTTTCATTCATGTATACATCACATCTTCATCACCCTCAAGGGTTAATTGTTTTACATAGCAGATTGCAATATGTGAAATTTCATTTGTGTTAATAATTCTAATTTCCTCATTCAATTCACTAGTTGTTTCACTTACAATTAGTAAGTCATCATCTTCTTTTTCAATATAACAAAAATGTAAAATGTCCCCTACTTTAAGATAAATATCTAAAGGAATACTTGTAATGTCTAATTGTATCCCTTGTAACACCATCCCATCTTTAACTGCTTCAACCCATTTTCCCATAATTTAATCACCATAATAAATCAGGTCTGGGCGCTCTTTAATAATGTTGAATGTTTGCCAATTAACTTTCAAATTTTTATCTATGCTGAATTTCATAAATGATTCTGGCATGACTGTAGATCCTTTTCTTCGAGCATAACTATTATAATATTGAATATAATTTCCAGTAAAACCATAATATCTAAGTTTTAAGTTTTGTGCTGTTCTAATAACACTATCAAAACCTGAAGCATAATGATTATGTCCTTGCAAACAAAGATCTGCATTTACTCCTGCACAATCTGCGATAAAATTTTTTTCTGCAAGTTTCTGATTCTTACTAAACCTTGTCCCATGCTTTCCATAAATTACAAAAGGCTTGTGATCTATTTCTAAGGTATCGAAGAAATCAGTAGAACTGTAAGGTACATTTAATCTGTCTGCTACTACTCGACCAATATCTAAATTGAAATCTTTCTTACCTCTAAGTGTGTGGTTTCCAGGGACAATGTAGCGAATATACTTTCTGTAGGGTTTAAGTAAGTATTGTAAATGTAAGATTTGTTCATCTGCTGTAGCATCAAAATCCCATGCACCTACTCGGAGGCTTTGGAAATCTATCATATCACCTAATAGGTAGATAATCTTGTTTTTTGTCCGTGTTTTCTTGAATACAGTTTTCCAATAATCAAAGTAATCTAAATTGCAGGCTGGTGAACCTAAGTGGAGGTCACTGATTGGGAAAATGTATAATTTTTTCTTTTTTAAATTGTTAAATATGTTATTCATTAATAAATATAATCCTCAAGTGTTTAAAAAGTAGTAATAATAATTTATAAATGTAAATAGGCCTGAAAAGATTAAGAATAAGATGATAGTTGATAACCACCAAAATATCCCATTAAATCCTAAAAAGTTTGAAGCAATGACTGATAAAAATGCTAAAAATAATGAGATGATTAAACTAAAAATTAACATTATAATTAACAATACTGCTGCAAACTTCTTCATGATTTTTCTTTTCCTAAAATAATATTCTTTTTAATCTTTGTTCGTATAAAATTTCTAAATTCTAAATTTTTTATGTTACTGATAAATTTTTTCCATAATTACTTCCAATCTTTCCAGACCATATTTTGTCCTCTGAAATGGAATAAAATTTTTGTAGAGTTTTATTCAGTATTCCATCTCTTCATAGGCACTTCTTAATCTGCTTCAATTCTAGGTGCTAACATGAATTGTATTTCCACATAAGACCCAATCAAATTACATAGGAGCGGCATATCTTCTCCTAAGGACAAAATTAATTCTTCAGTTACCTTGTTGATTTTAAGGAAGTCTTTGATTTTCTCACAACTGTAAGTAGATTTTGCAGGACTTATATTCGTTTCATTATGCACCCACTTTTCACTGATTTCTCCAACTCCTTCCATAGTTTCAATAACTATATTATTTTCATCAAACATGAGTGTGAATTTGTCACTGTACATTTCACAGTCATCTACCCCTTGTTTGAATATACTGAAATTTGTATGGATTTCTTTAATGGTGAAAGGTAATTTAGGCATCCCAGGATTTGAGTATTCAAGATCAATTTGTCTTATTGTGAATCTTCGTGTAGCATCACCTTTAAAGGTTAGTATGATATTGTTTTCATCAGCTTCCAAATAGATTTCATCATTAGTCTTCGCCCTTTTAAGGACTTTATAAAATTCATCAGTACTAATGTTTAATTTCATAGGTTCATCACACACAAATTCCATGAAAGAGTCCTTTTCAAAATCAAGGTTAATAAAGCTTACATGGTCTCGGCTTAAGGCCTCACATCGCAGTCCTTCACTGTCTGCTTGTAATTGTGTTTCATCAATAATTCTTGCTAATCCTTCAAAAATGTTTTTAAATTCACTTGTGTCTATTACACTGCACTTAAACATTATACTTTTTACCTCCTCTTTTCAATTATAATCTACAAATACTATAAATCCAATAATTTATTTCAATCCAAATTATTTTTTACTCATTTAAGAATTGAAAAACTCATAGGATTTCTGTTTCAAGAAGTAATGCAAATGTTTCCGTGTTATCTTCTTCTATAATTTCAATCTCATGTACACCTACAACATCAAGTAAGGAATCAATACAATCCACCATGATAGGTGCACTAGCTAGATCCCCTACATCAATTGCGTTCTGCAAGATATGAACTAATTCTTCAACATTCATTGAGGTTTTTCACCTAATTTTTCTATGAGTAATTGTTCATATTCGACTGCTTTTTCTTGCCATTTAATTGCATTTTTTCGTGCAATTTCCAAACTGTTTTGAAGAGCATGTAACTCTTCTTCGTAAAGATTTTCCATGTTTTTTATCATCTCACCATGATTTTTTCTTGTGTTAAATAAGTATCTGTATTTCTTATTAAATGGAAATCTTTTTTTAGGGGATACTTTGTAATTGAATCCCTGATTTGCATAGGTAAAGGAGAATTATCCCCTAAAATTGTTTCAAAACCTTCATCAAGAACATAATTCATACAAGTATCATCAGCGCTTCTCATACCTCTACCTACTCCTTGTATGAATTTTTGTGCAGTAACTTTATTATACCAATCTGGATCTAAGGTTCTATGTTTTTGCACAACTTCATCATTAGGATTTAACCAAGGAGCCTTTGTGAAAACTTGAAATCTGCAATCATCATCAGGTAAATCTACCCCTTCCCATAAACTATATGATACTAAAATTTTCGGTTCATTGGATTTTTTCAAAAGATGTATTGCTTCTGTTTTTGTAGGAAGGTTTAAATCATTATACTTATCTGAGGATGGGTGGTAGGTGATAAATCTATTAAAAAATTCAGGTTCATCCTCAAAAAGTTTTAAGAGGATAGAGGCATATTTAGTGGAATTTGTGTGTATTAATCCTTTCTCATCTGCGTGTCTATCGAATATCCATTCAAGGTAAGGTTTAAGTTTCTTAAATCTTTTTAAAAGTGCAAAATCATTACCTTTTGCATGCATACGAGTAACTGGATAATACAATATAGGGTTTCTTTCACGTAAGTTCCAAGGGGTTTCAATGTTTATATCATAAATCTCACTTGGATCCACACCTATCATATTTGATAGGTAATCAACATCACTTATACTACCACTCATGTACAAGTGATGGTCTGCAGATTTAAGGATTAATTCAGGCACATAATCTTGTCCAAGTACTGGTTTAAATTCAACAGTATTAATGTGTTCATCAGGACATACAACCCATTCACAATTAACATTACTTAATTTTTCACTTTTATATTTAAATGTTTGAGCTTTACCATGGAATCTTTCTATTTCCGCTTGTTTTATTGGGTCATTACTATCTTTAGTGAAATTATATAATCTTTCATAATTTTCACCCACATTCCACATCCATTCTGCCCACATGTTTACATCTTTAATTTTTCTCCAATTTGATGGAAACTCTACACTTAAATCTTCTTGTAGAGTTGATTCTGCAACAGATTCTTTTACAAATAATAATATTTGGTCTTCAATATTATGTGCTTCATCTAAGACCATGAAATTTCTTTTCTTATATGAATGTCCAAACAAGTTTTCAGTACAAAGGAGGGGGTAATTCATTAAAGTTATATCTGCATGAATCGCTCTTTCTTTTGCTTCATAAAAATCACAAGTAGGTAAACCATTAGGTAAAGATCCAATAAATAAATCTTTTGCATGCATATAATTAGGACAAGGCTTGTCATCACTTAATCTATCTCTGCACAATCCATCATCACATCGTAGTACACATTTACTTAATTTACAATCATAATTTCTCCTACCCGTTATTTTTTTAAAATTTACAAAATTAGGGTTATTTTGACTGTAATCATTTTGGTACTGGTTTTGGAGGTGGATGGTGGAAGTAAGGAGAAAAGATTTCCAATCCCTCACATTAAGCATAAATTCCATTAATGTTCGCCCCACCCCAGATTTTCCAGTTCCTGGGGGTGCACGAAGGGATATATGTTTATATCCACATTCAAGTGCTTCACATCCTTCAGCGATTGCAATTCCTTGGCCTTTCCTTAAATGTATATAAGGAAAAAAGTCTAATGCTTCCATATATTTTATCATCCCAAGCAAATTTTGTTATGTTTTTTTTATTTAAATTTCTCAATCTTTTTTACTATTAACATCATAAGAGCATTCAGTACTCTCATCATATTTTTTATTTCACAGGTTCGTTCTTTTTGTCCCTTAAAATCATTTAAACTATTTTCTAAGAGGCAGTAATACTTGTCAAGTACCCGACTATCTCTTTTTAGAATTTCTATTGTTTCACTTTCCCCCTTTTTTTCTACAATACTATCTAATTTTTTAGAATCCAAACTCAACACTCCATTTTATTATTTTCTTAAGAATATTATGTCTAATAATTGTATGAAAACATAAATATCTAATAATAAGTAACCTATTACAGATGTGAGAATAAAAAAGAAAAGGAAGTTGAAAATGTATCCCCCTGCACCAAGTAATCCTATAATACTAAAAATTAATAATCCTGCCTGGGATATTATACTAATTATAAAAGTGTAAAATATTTTGTAATAACTTTCATTCAAGCATAAAACTTTTATTCTTCCCTTTTTAGGGATGGATATTAGAATACTAGCTAGAATTATCAATGATCCCAATAGTGCTGCAGCCACTCCCATAAATACATCATAATGTAATTGTTTATGTAACATACATAAGAGTAATGCTACTCCTACTGATATTATTAGTGTGCAAATACTTTCATGTGTTAAAAATGTGTTTTTTAAATTTCCCATTCAAGTTCACCTCCCAGTTTTGCATAAGCTATGATAGGGATTAATTCATATCCATACAAGTCTTTTAAGAAGGGTATCCAGTATTTTTCAGAATGGTTTTTTGCATTATCAACTTGTCGTAAGAATTCCTCACTGTTATACTGTTTAAAGTTCATAAAGAAATGTACATCCCCATACAAGTCTAATCTATAAAAATATATTCCTGTTTTCATTATTTTCCAATTTTAACCTCTTTTTTAATTATTTTCTATAATCTTTCAAATAAGAAATTGAAACCTGCTTTAAACAAATTTCTAACCTATGCACTTGTCTTTTCAACTTCTTATTTTTCTTCTTACACTTTTCTAAATCATCCCTCATTACCACTTTTTTTACTCCATTAAAAAAATAGGTATAAGAAAATCCATTGCCTCGTTTGTGGATCTTACCTTAAGAAAACCATGATTTTCCACCATTCTGTTTATGATTTTCTGATACCCTTCATCTACCTCGCGAGTAGAAGTAAAAGGAAGTAATTCTAAGTTATCAAAGATTTTGCACATTAAAGCATCTAACTCTTCATAGGTGTAATCCTTTTCACTTTTTAGATACCAATTCTTCGTATAAGTTTTGTGTTTTAACCTTATTTCATGAATCATTATCTGTTTCTTCCTTTTATTTGTTGCATAAGATTTTCAAAGTAAGTTCGTGCTGTTTCAGATAAATTTTTTTCATTCCTAAATAGATTTTCAATGTTTTCAGATTCAACAAGCATCAAATTGGTTGTATTGCTTTTTGTACAATACTTTCGTAATAATTGTGTTATCTCATTTTGTGCATCTGTCCCCATATCCATTGTTTGTTTTACTATATCATCTTTATCTTTGTATAAGTCAACTACTCTTTCCTGTAATACAATGTATTCTGTAAAAACTTTTCCCATAACTTTTAAATCATTTATATCCCAATTACCATCCTTACAAGTATTTATCCAATCTGTAATTTCAGGTTCAAGACACTCCACACATCTTACTGCATATTCTCTTTCAATTTTAGCTATATTAACCATTGTTTTTTCACCTCTATTATTTTCCATATTTAAAGGGGATTGCGCAATATCTCCCCTTATCTCTAAGAAAATTAATTATCACAACATCTCCTATTAAATAACATCACACAAAATTCATCCAAGCCCCTTTTGTTTAAATTCAATTTTTTTTCAAGATTTTCTCTTGCAATTCCTCAAGCATACCAGAAGGGGTTAGAGTAGATTTCTTCTGTTTCAAGATTTTTTCACTTTAAATTGCATAATCTTTTTTTAGTACACTCCACTTTGACTAATCAATTTTAGGGTAAATAATTTCAATATTTTTTTGTAAGTCCTCTAAATTAGAACCAGACAATTTCCATAATTGGTGCAATAAACTGATAATATTTTTTTTCACATAAATAGGATTAAACAATAAGGCATTATCATCAATAAAAGTATCAAGAACTTCCATAAATTTTTCATAATCATTTAAAAGTTCCCTTATATTATTTTGAATTTCAGGTTCAGTTAAAATATCATAACATAAAATAAACAAGGCTTCACGTTCTGTACCACTCCATGATCTATTTATAAATTTTTCAATTTTTTCCATTCACTCACAACCTTCCTCTTTAAAAAATTCATTTAAAATATTTAAACAATGTATAACCTTAGCTTTTTCATCAAATTCTTCTTCACATTCATCAAAATAGGTTAGAAAATCTAGCATACAAACTTTTAAGAATAAAAAACAATTATTTGCTTGTGAAAATTTCTCAACATTATCCTTAACACATTTTATTCCAAATTCATTCAAGCACTTTGTAAAGTCCAGAATAGGTACTGATGCAATTTCAGATCCTTTTTTTAAATCCACAAGCCCCTCAGCATATAATTCCATAGCTATCATTAATCTTTCATTTGTCTGATTATTTCGTAAATCATGCAAAAATGAACTAACCATCCCTAAATACTTATTTGCAGTATTATACTTTTTTTTCACACAAAAATCATCATCAAGTATCAAAATCATACTTAATTTTTCAAGATTTTCTATTGCAGTATTACACTCTTGTAGTATCATAATTGTTTTCACCTTTTACACCTTATTAGATCTAAGTTTTCGATTGTCTGCTCTTCGTGCAAATCCTTCACGAGTTTTAACTTCCTCCCTCAAGATATCATACTTTTTTTTACTTAAATCATGTTTTGCCTTAACTTCAGTAGCAGGGATACTTAAATCCATATAATCCTTTTTAAAAGCAGGATAAATCTTGTTTAATTCCTCTACAATGCTTTCTTCAATTATATTAAATTTCATCATTCATTCCCTATGCAATAATAACTGCATTTTTTATCTGTGCATCGGTGTTCGCTATCTCCAACTAATGGGATGTAATAGTATCCTTGTTTCCATGGAACCATACATGCACAACCATCATCTTTGCTGATTTCTTCAAAACTTTCTGCAATTTTCACATAAGCAGGAGCACTATACTTACAATTTTCACAGCATTCCTGGAATTTTTCATTATGTTTTGTTTGAGGACTCATCTTGTGTATTTGCTCTCGAGCATCATGTAATCGGTTTGCAACTTTTTTTAGTTGTTTTTCCATTTTTTTCATAGATTTAAACTGATATTTACTCATATTCTCAAACAATTTCATCTGGAATTGTGATGAATCTTCAGAGATGAATCTTAAGAATTTTTCACGTTCATATTTTTGTTTCCAGTTAAGTGCAGAGACAATATCTTCGAGGTATTCACATTCTTCAGGAATGAGTTTCACATTATGAAAATCAGCCCATACTTTTCTCCCACACTTATTTTCATTTTCATTAATCAATACGCATTTTTCACAATAATTATCCACACTCACACTTCCTTAGATTTAATTACCTGAAAATTTATACAATAAATGATACTCTCAGAGTTTAATTCTGGGTAAATTCTAAGTAAATTTTCTTTTAAATCTTCAACAGTAGTTGTGTTCTCCCGTAACACATCCCCTAAATCTAAATCTTTAAAGTTTTTCAATGAAATATGCTTAATTTTTAAATATAATCTTTTATCCTCAACATAATCACAGTTATTATTCACAAACAGTGCATTACATTTTTTTCCAGGCAAGATTCCTATTTTCAAATGATTCCTGATTGTTTGGATCTTAAAACCCATTTTTATAGATGTATAAAATTCTTCATCAAATTTCAATTCAGGATTCATCTCAATAACTCCTTTAAATTTTTCACATTATTAGAAAATACTGTATGTTGTTGTAGTAATCTGTTTAAATCATTAAAGTGTTTAATTAAATCATCATTACTATTGATTGAAGCTAAAACAAGATTTAAGGTGTCATCAACAGTTTCTAAATATTTTTCAAAAACTGTTAAATCATTCTCCATCTCACACTGTATTTTATCATACTCCTCCTGCTTATTGCAAACAAGATCCATTCCCAGTTGTGGAAATATAATACAATTAGCAAAATTATTACAATTTCTACAGAGTAAAGTATCCTCATTAAAACTTTTACATATAAATTTTTTCATTATTCATCCTCCCATGAGGGTAAATCAAATATAACACTATACTTGAAAGGTAATGTTTTATACCATAATTTACCATCTAAGTTCACTATCAAAACAGCCCCTGTACTTGTTAAACAAAATTCTTCAAAATGAAATTCTGCTTCAGAATTAATCCCAACTAATTCAAGGAGGCCCCCAGACATATTTATAGGCCTATCATAGATTTCCCCATTCTCATCATTTCTTATTCTAAATATCATAATAACATACCACAAATTACATATAAAAAATCAATCATACTCTATACCATTACTTAAGATTTTAAAAGCTTTCTTGTAAGCTTCACTACTATTATTAGCTTTAAGTTTAAATGTTAAAGGTATAACAATAGTATAATCCCCATCTTTTCTTTCATAGTACTGCACTAATCCTATTTTAACTTTGTCCTTTTTCATAATCCATTTCCACCTGATTTTATAAAAGTCTTCACATTAACCTCAAAATTTCTTTATGACAAATTTCAAAAAATTCCACAAAAAACTTACAAGAATCCCCCAGGTTCAGCACTTCTAAATTCTCCCTTTGTTTATCATTAATAATATCATCACGCACCGCAAGATCCAAAGCAGCCTCACTATTAGTACTAATCAAATCAACAACATACAAGATTTTCTTAATTTCTTCAGCAACAACATCCCCTTCAAGTTTAGCACCTTCAGGATGAACCCACTTAAAGATTTTATTTGCAGTGTTCTCACCAATTGTATCAACACTTGCAAAATCATTTTCACTACAATCAACCAAATCCTGCAAAGTCCTTAAATGTAAATCATTAATGATTTTCCTAGATTTCTTAACAGAAACAAGTTTCACATCACACAATACACTATCAAGGCAAGATTTCAAATTATCTGGTTTACGACATCCTCCATAGAATTTCACATCAAAACACTTTTTTGCTTGCATCATCATCTCATAGAACGCACTTGTTTCACTATCGACAATGATTACATTTACTGCAGTACGCAACCTTCGAATAGCCCCCCAAAATCGGGTAAAGTAATAATCATGGAACTTCTTAAAGGATTTAAATTTAACTTTAACATTTTCCTGCTTCCATAATACATCTAAATATGTAGCTAGATCCCCTGCAATAATTAGATAACTATAATTGTACTCATGTGTTTGGTTCATCACTTCTTCAAAAACTGTATGATTTGTAATACTAGCTAACATATCTCCCATTGTTTTGTACTCAAAAATCACTTTATTCTTAGAATTATTTGCTTCAAACAAGTAATCCCCATATTCTAAGGTTTCTTTATTGACTAGGATATTTCGCATTTCATAGTATTCAGTTGCTTCTTCTATTCGTTTCTTTTCACGACTATCAACAGTGACCTGAATCTTAATCATACCTTTACCTCATTGTTGCAGATATTCTCCCAATCCCAAGAGCATAATTCAAATAATTTTTTATCTATTATAGCATCCTCTAAATCATTATAAGATCCATACAAAACTAATTTCTTTGATTTTAAATCATATTTTTTCACATCATACCGTTTACAACGCTTATTATAATAAACATGTTTAGGTAGATTATACTTAGTGGATTTTTCATATTTAGCCCGTTTTCTTACGGGGACAATATTCCAATTACATGCTTCAGCTTCATCACGAAACTTGATAGCTTCTTCAATAGTTTCAAATGATCCAAAATACTTCATTTTTCCATCAATTAATTTGTCTATAAAATAGTTTTCTCCTCTTTGATGGATGTGTCGCATAGAATTATTACTGTTCACATTTAGGAGGCCTTTTTCGATTAATTTTTCACGATTCCAACCTTCCTTATCAAAACAGTTATAATGTTGAATAGCTTCTTTTTTTGTTTTATATGCTCCAAAATAGGCAGTTTTTCCATTTATAGTGCGATAGATGTAATATGTGTCACTATTGCTTTTTTGTATATTTTTCATGTTTTTATCATCTCAGTTGCATTGTTTTTTTTAATATTGTTTTGTTGTTGTGAACTAGAACAATATTTTTGTTTGTATATAAACTTTTTATTCTAAAAAGGGTTGAAGGTGACTTTTTTTAAAAGGATTACTTTTTTTAATGTTCAAAATTTTAACCTCTATTTATACTTTTTGATATATTATTTAATCATTAACATGAATATTTAATTAATTTATTTTTTTATATCCTAATTTTATATAATAGTTACAAGGTTACCCTTTTTTGAAAGGCTCCCCCTCTATATACATTAAATATTATAAAAATATATCCATCTTTTTTCTATAAAGGGGTCTTATATAATAAATAATGTAACTTTTAAAAAAATAATAATATAATAAAAGGAAATTAAAAATAAAGGAAAGAGAAAGCTCCTAAAGGTTATTTTTTTCAGGTAATTTTTAGGTAACTTTATAGTAACCCTACCAAAAAATGTCACCTTTAACTATTTAAAAATTCCCTAAATACATTATATTCAATACGAAAACATTTCACTGCCTTACCTTTATATTTATAATTTTTATATTCTTCTTTCATGTAATCTGCAAGTCCTTTACAAGTAATATTAAAATTCAACCCATTACGATTAGAATAGGATGTGATTGCTTGTTTAACTGCACTTGTCACATAAATATATTCACACCCATTATGTAGTTTTGCAAAATGTAAGTAAGGGATTTTATCTAAACTCACTACTCCTGTAAATAAACTTTTAAATGCAGCTTCACTTTCATCATTACTTAAGTCTATTTCATCAAGTTTGTATTCATTATTTATTGTAGGGGCATGAAATTCTTCTAAGGTGTCAAGTGCTTCTAATAGTTTAGGATTGTTTCCCACACTTCGATTATAATCTTCAAGTATCATTAAGCGGAATATTGTTAACACTTCATCATCACTATTACCAAGTGTCATTAATTCAGCAGTACGGTACAACCATTCCATAGGTTCAACCCCACACCATTTAAATAAAGCATCAAGTAAGGTATTTACAAAGTCATCACGGCTAAGTTTTAACAATTCCATATTCTCATGCACATAAAAGATAATAAAATCACCAATAGGATGTAAAAACCTAAAATCATTATTCTTTTGACTTACAAAGTGAAAAGTTTCATTAAAAACTTTTTGATCCTCTTCAGTCATCCGTTCATTTTTTGTAAATTCAATATAATCTGTTCGGCGAATGAAAGCATCATTTGATGGGATGAAACTATTAGCTGTAAAAAGCATATTACTATAAGCTGGAATTCTCACATGAACACCATTCTCCTGTTTCTCCCTACAGATTGCATTCTCAACACCTCTTTTAATCACATCCAAATTAGTTTTCTTAGTTTCAATAGCATTTCCAGGTTCATTAATAATCAAACCATAACCCTGACGTGATAAAGCCTCACCAATACGGTATACTGTATCAAATGCTCCACCACCAATACTTACCTCATCAGTAATTTCAGTATAAGGTGAAAGACAGATTTCTGCAAGAGTAGTTTTACTTGTACGACTAGCACCATATAAAAATAGCATTGGAAACCATTCATACTCTGTTTTCTTGATGAAACTAAAAGGAGAAGCTAAACCCCACCGAATGATATGAGATAATTTAGTTGGATCCCCAGGATAAATTTCATGTAATTTTCTCCAAATATCCAAAGCTTCTAATACTTTTTCCTTTCTAGGGCAAGTGATGGGAACACTACCATTCTTATTTGCTCTACATAATTCACCAGTTTTAGGATTTGTAAACACACCAGGAACCGGAATATCAGTCACAATTTCTATAAGATTTAATTTCTCATATTCTTTTATAACCTTGTTTAGGATACCTGAGAAATCTCGGGGTTCTAAAATTATACCTGCACGATCTGATAATTCATTCTCAATACTTTTTATACTGTCTGCTTCAATGGTTTGCTTGTAAGGCATCCCGTTACTGTAGTAGGTTAAGCAAAGTTTGGCTTTGTTTTGAGGATGTAATAAGTCATAGCTTAAGAATATTTTTTCTGGAATGAAATTTGCAATAATCCTATCATTTTTGATTACTGGATCTTTGTCTTTATGGTATTCAACAAGTCTTGTTCCTATTGTGCATTTTTGGTAATCTAATCTTAAGTGGGTTTCACTTGTAGGTTTAGGCTTACCTATAATTATGTCATATTTGAAACTTAAGTTTACAAGTCGGTTTAATCGGAATCTTAGTTTATCTTCACTTAAACTGTTGAATTCAGGATTTTTTTGTTTAATATTATCAATTAAGCTGCGTAAACCCTTTTTATTATTGTTGTTTCGTTGATAATTTTTAAGTACAGTTGTAACATGTTTTTGGTAGTTATCCTTGGTTTGTTTTAAGATTTCTTTTGTTACATGTTTTGCAGATTTTGCTGTGATGAACTGGCAGAGGTATCCTCCGAGATATAGGTAGGAGTAGTGTTTTATACCATCGAAGGTTTTGAAGTATGGGCTTAGTAGACTAGCTAGTTGTTTCACCTCTTTTTTGTTTAACTCTTTCAACTTTCTTACAGGCATAATGGTAGATGATGAAGATGTGATTTTACTTTCAGTTTTTTCTTGGTAGTATTTGTATCCTGCATCAACCATTGCTTTTTTAACGGTTTCATGTATGTTACTTACAGTAGCCATATCTCCAAAGTTACAGGTATCATCCACAACAGTGTAATGATTCTTTTTTATCCTACTTCCTGGTAATACACATTGTTTGCTCTGCCATTTAGTGAATATTTCAATACTCTGATCCAGACTCTTACCCTGTAATTTTTGGATTTTATAGTCTTCTGGGAAATGTAGATTCTTACTGATTTCATGAATGTTTTCAATGAATGTTTTATTCCAGAAGTATAAGTGATGTCCACCAGATTGTGTTCGCACATGTATCGCACCTGGAATCTTCTTTAAAATTTCATAGATTGCATCAGCAGTTTCACGCTTAACTTCACTTTTCTCAGCTTCATCCTCACAATCAAGTGTATAACCATCCACATCAATAACTGCTAAGCTTCGCCCATTTTCTTCATGATTATATCCAACACAAACTCCAAGATTCCCATTATTATTCTTTAAAGTTGGAAGATCATACTCAGTATTATAATAATCTTTCTTAGATGGGAATTTCTTATTTAAACCTAAGGGTATTAATTTAATAGTATCATTCATGATTTGCTCTTCAACATCAAGTATTTGTTCTTGAAGTATAGCAAATGTTTTCTTCCTAGACATACCCATTTTTCCATAAACTCCTTAAAAAAAATATATATAAAAAAAGATAATTTAGTTTGATAATTTTGTAAAAACAAGACCATTATAAGTTGTATCCCCATTTCCAAATGAGTGTTCAACTGCTTGTACTTCACAATTTGAAATATCATTTATGAAACTTCTATACTCCTCCAAATTAGCTTTTTTAATAATGTTAAATTTTCGATTAGGATACTCCATTCTTGCAACACTTCCTAATATATCATATAATACACTGCCTTTACGTATACCTACTTGAATATCCCCCTCTTTTTTAAGGTTGATTCGTGCTTGTAAATATAATTCTTGACTATGATCTACAATATAAAGATTGCATCGATATTTTGTTACTGTTTCACCATCTTCATCAATCTGGAAACTTTCAACAGGACTTAAGTAAGGATTTCCACTGAATTTTTCTTCATCATCAAGTTCTTTTAAACCCACACGATCATATTCCATAGGAACTGCTTCAATAGATTCATCCACATCAAGTTCAAGTGATGGGAAAAAGGTTCTGTTTTCTTGTTCTACTTCATCTGCTATATCTGTAATGTAATTTTCTTCGTTCATGTTTTTATGCTCCATAAGGTTTTTATATAATTTTTTATGAATTTATACTGTTTTTTGTATTATTTTTTTTATTCTTAAATATTAAATCAAGTTATTCGAAAAATTCGAATAACTGAATTAGATTTCATCACTACTTACTTCACCTGCACCAATAAGATCACTTATTGCACGATTTGTTGCACGAGTACATGCAGTTGCAGGAATATCATGATTTGGATGATTTTTAGATCCTTCACCACGACTACAGTTTCCCCATCCATCAGCGAAACGACCATCAGGTAAAGTAGCACGGATGATAAAGGTTGCTTCAATCACACGATTCTTATCATTCTTCTCAATATTTTCCTTAATTATTTCAGTAGTAATGTTAAAGGCTCGTGCATATTTACGCCAAGCAGATTTCTTCTTAAACTTCTTACCTTTAATTGTAAGATAATCAGTTTCATCAAGGATTTTTTTTGTAATTAATTGATATGCAGCCCATTCTTGTAAAGCATTATCAATTAAAGTGTTAGAATCAATTTTCTCTACAGTTGCTGTAGTTTCATTAGACAGTACCTCTGTTTCCACAGGCACTGACTCCATTTTTTCAAGTTTTTCCATTTTTTATCATCTCAGATTTTTTGTAAGGCAGCTAACTGAGTGTTGTGATTCTCAGTTTGCTGTTTATATTTATTTTTGCTTTGTTTTTGCTGTTTTAATATCATTTTTTTAAGTTCTTCAATCTCTTCAGGATCTGTGTACTCATTTTGTATTATATTTGTAAAGGCAGTATCAACAAGATCTTGCAGTTTATATCCTCGCAGTTTTACTAATTCCCATTTTTGAGAATCAATCTTTACACTTGTTGTTTTCATCATAAAAAATTTTCACCTCAAATTCATTTTAACCTCCACATTCCTCATGTTTATTTTTAAAAAAATTATTAATCATCATCTTCATGTATGCAGATTTTATCATTTTGACAAGTGTAAATTACTTCAAATTCACCCTCATCATTAGGTGCTGCATAAAAATTACTTTTTATACAATTTTTACATTTATTCATACAATTTTTTCCTCCAAATACTTATTTTATAAAACCATAGAAAGAGGATGTAATTTCCCAAAGTTTTTACGGATGGGAATTACCTCCATCCTTAGATGGATTATGTAAGTTCAAAAAGGACATCTCCTACACTTTTTTTGTGTGGGGGATTTCTGCTTCTTTGTAAAAAAATTTTTTTAATCATCATCAGGGTACAAACTTTTTGTTTTTTCAAAATTGTCTGCATTTCTCTTGAAATTATTTAATAAGATTTTCCAAGATCTGATGGAATTGTAAATGTAGGTTAAGATTTTCATTATATTTCACTCTCCACAACATTTCCGAATTCATCATACATGAGATTTTCTTCATTTACATCATGTTTATACCATGCTCGTGCACTTTCCATGTCCTCAATATCTTCTTCATTCAGGAATTCAAGTGCAGCCTTCTTATAGTTGAGAAGTTCGTTGTATTCTTTTTTAGATATTTGCATTTTATATCATCTCAGGAATTTTTTTCAGACATTACAGGTTGTGTGTTCTGTTTTGTCTAATTTGTAATATTATATATATGGCTACTAGTATATAAATATGTCTATATATATTTAATATTGTATATATAATTGCCTATTAAATGTTAAAGTATATATAATAGCAATACAAATATACAATTACAAGGAGGTTTGGTATACCCATGAAACCATTCAATTACATAACAAAATTATCACGATCACGCGACAAAAGCTCATCAGTCCGCACAACAGTCCCCAAAGAAGTAACACAATTTCTAAACCTAAAAAATGGGGATTACCTGAAATGGACCGTTGAAATACAAAACGATGAAGTAACTGTAAAAGTAAAAAAAGCATAAAGTATAAATAATATTCATAGAAGATATATACTTGTTACTTACTTTTACTAAAGTTTTTTATCATCTCAGGTAAAAATTCTTTTTTTACAAGTAACAGGGAAGGTAAGGTATAGTTGTGTATGCCGTTTGAACCTTCCCATTTTTTTTAAACTCTAATTTTTACTTAGTAACTAATAATATATAAATCTTTTTGTTCACTAATTCTATAATAAAATATGATAACTGTTCAATAATAAATCCTTATTCTTAAAACAATGTACAATTATGAAAATTAAAACACATATGTTTTAAAAAACCATGACTAAAAAAAACTTAAGAAATTTTACAGTCGTTCACAAAAAGAAAAAAAACCAAGAAAAAATGAACAAAACACTAAAAAAAATAATAAAATAAAAAAACTGATTAACATTAAAACAAGAAAGCATATAATCTAATATTAACTGTTCAATTTAATATTAATAAATGGATTTAAATAATAAAATTAACAAAAATAATTTATGTATTAAAATGTGTGTATCTTGTGTTAAATGATTAATAAAAAAGATATAATAATATAACAACATGGAAAGTGAAGAGATAAAAGCAATATCTACAGTTAAATCCTCAAAAAACAAAGCAAAAATAATAATCTGTTTAAATGAAGATTTAAAAATACCTTCAGAGATATCTAAAGAAACTGGAATAAGATTAAATCATATAAGTAATCTACTTGCAGATTTAAAAGATACAGGTATTGTAAAATGTTTAAATGAAAAAGATAAAAAAGGAAGATTATATACATTAACCGATATCGGAGAAAAGGTTGTTGAATATTGTGAAAGGGATTGAATTATTTGCTGGAGCTGGAGGATTAGCTTTAGGATTTGAAAATGCTGGAATTAAACATGTAGCAGTAGTGGAAATAGATAAAGATTGTGTTGAAACATTAAAAAAAAACAGACCTGAATGGAATATAATACATGATGATGTTAAAAATGTTGATTTTACCCAATTCAATGTAGATATTGTTAGTGGTGGTTTTCCATGCCAACCATTTAGTTATGCAGGAAAAAGATTAGGGTTTGAAGACATCAGAGGAACATTATTTCATGAGTTTGCAAGATGTGTTAAAGAAACAGATCCAAAAATATGTATAGCCGAAAATGTTCAAGGATTAGTCCGACACGATAATGGAAGAACATTAGGGACAATGATTGATATACTTGAAAATTTAAGTTATGATGTTCAATATAAAGTTTTAAATGCTGCTAATTATGGGGTAGCACAGAAAAGAAAGAGATTATTCTTAATTGGAACAAAAGAAGATGTAATTTTTAAATATCCCCGACAAAAAAAAGGCATACCCACAATAAAAGATGCTTTAAAAGATGTTCCAGAATCCGAAGGAACTTCTTATTCTGATAAGAAAAAAGAAGTTTTAGATTTAGTTCCTGCTGGTGGTTGTTGGATAAATCTTCCTGAAGATATTCAAAAGGAGTATATGGGTAAAAGTTTTTATTCTGGTGGAGGTAAAAGAGGAATGGCTCGTAGAATGTCTTGGGATGAACCTTGTTTAACTTTAACTACTTCTCCTTGCCAAAAACAGACAGAACGATGTCATCCTGATGAAACAAGACCTTTTACTGTAAGGGAATATGCTCGGATTCAATCATTTCCTGATTCTTGGGAATTTATTGGAGGAGTTACATCCCAATATAAGCAAATAGGTAATGCTGTACCAGTTAAATTAGCTGAAGCTGTTGGAAAAGAAGTTGTAAAAGCAATTAAGGGAAAAAATAAAAAAAAAGAACAAACTAAATTAATTTAA